TTCTTTTTCGATTTCTGAATTTGAAAAAATTGATGAATTCTCTTATGGAAAGTCCAAAGGACAGTCGATAGTTGTTTTTAGAAAAAAGTGACTTTTATTTCTTCATTGTAAAATCTGTATGGACATTGGCGACGTAATAAAAACAGTTTCGATTTGGTTGATGATTTCTGCAGTCATACTCGTATGTGCATTTCTAATTCATAACTGCACATTGAATGAACATGCAACCAAAGTTCAGTGTTATGAAACTAATAAACACCGCCAAGCAGCAGAAGTTATTTTGATATGTGGAAAATTAACCACCACTGATGAACCCAGATAATTTCTTTATGGTTTTTATTGTTACTTGTGCTGTGGGTTCCATAATTCAATTCGAAGATTTTGGTAGTTATAATTACATTATAGACGCAGTTAAGGAAACTCATAAAGTTCCGGGAGTGTCTCCTGAATATCAATACCATATAACTAACGTTTATTTTGGTGATTTAGAAGACAAAGAATTCATTCGTGTTGTTAAAATGCTTTCTGACATAAAATCACAATTTCATCCTTTCAATGTTTCGATAAATGGAATTTCTTATTTTGAAGCCGGTGAGGATGGTTACCCAATAATTTTGAAAGTTAACTCTCCTGAAGTTCATTTAATTAGAAATAAAATCCTTTATTGCTTGGATCTATTGAATATTAAATATGATACCAAATATCCAACATATCAACCTCATATAACTCTTTCTTATAACGACAGTCCTTTTTCGAAAGGCATCAAAGGTTTCAATTTGCCAATAAATTCAATCAGTTTCCAGCATAAAGATTTACATTTCAACATGAAGTTCTAATGAAACATAAAATTATGCGAATTTATACCATAGCAGCTCGTATTGCTGGATTGGCACCGGGGAGAGTTTATAACATGTTTCATGTTTATGAAAACCCAGAAACTTCTGAGGTTTCTTTTGAATCTGACACTTTGAAGGAAGCTCTTGGATTCATCACCGATGATGGCTCGCAGATAGTAAGTTATGGTGTTGTCATGGCCGATATGCAGTTTGGTAAATGGGTTTTAACTGACGAAGGTGAACAAATTATGTCAAATGAAAGTATTAGAATTTCCACTGACATCAATCAAATTCATCGTTTCAATAAAGAAGTTCGCGACATCATGAACGGTCTCACCAAAATAATCCAGAAAGTGGATTTTGATGACGATTCTTTAGAGCCCATTATTAATAGTTTCATTTATGAGCACACCCCTGAGGTGGTTTCTATTAAAACTGACATAAGCGAAATTCTCAAAAGAATCGATTGAGTTTAAATAAATTCTTAAGTATTTACGGAATATCTCCGGATAAATTATTGTCTTGTTCGTGATCCAAAATTTGGAGGTTTATCAATTTTTTATTATTTTTCATTGTAAATGTCTCGCAAACATATTGCTTTAACCACAAAGGAAGACCTTTTTGAATTTTTCGACAGCATGGATATTCCTGCCGAAGAATCAAACGGTTCGGTTGTTATAGAAGATGACTTTTTTCATATAAAACTTACTCCCGAAAATCAAATTTATCACGTCAAAATAATCAATACCGAGGATTCTGGTGATACTGAAGAGTTGAATACTGACGATCCGGTCAAATTTATAGTTGAATTTCTCAAAACCGGAACTGAAGGTGACGAATTTTTTAATAAGATGAGCAGCTCCCCATCTTCAGTTTCTAAGATCCTGAAGATCTTAGCTTCAAAACTTGAAAATAATAAATTTTCAAAACCTGAGTTCTCCAGGATCTTAAGAAGGGTTACCGCAGGGATTTTCACGAATCGCGTGAGGGTTGCTTTCCAGTCTAAAGACCTGGAAGTCCAGCTGAAGCAAAAAGGCTGGAAAACCCATCAAGAAGGCGACAAGATAATAGTCGACATTGGCGAAGGTCTCTTCGAAGCTCATATAAAAATTCAGAACATAGTGTGGAGTTATGATTTTCTTGAGAAGCAAAACCCTGAAGACGCAGAGTCCGGATTCAGCGACGAGCCTATCGCCGAACTTAGGGTTTTTCTTTCAGATCCGGAACTTTGGGCGAATCAGAGGTAATTTCACAAACTGTGTACTAAATCAACAATAGCATCTTTTACTGGTGTGAATTTGTTTTTATTAACGATAATCCCATATTTGTCATTCTCTTCAACTAAAACACCGTTATATGGTATGTAATCTGATGTGTAAAATCCATATCTGTCATTTAACAACACCAAAAATTTATTTTTCATAGGATTTATGTTATCTTGACAGTATTGCTCACAGTATTTGATTAACATTTCGTGAATTTCTCCTAAACTCATATTAATTTCAACTTTTACCTCAATGTTATTAGTTGATAATAACTCCCCACCAAAATTCGTTAACGCGTTGTTATACACTGTATATGGATTCTTTTTAAATTCTTCTTGGAATTTTACGAAATTTATTTGATAAAACACGTCTTTGATGTTTTCAGTTGTCATCATAACATCACTCTCAAGGTTTTCAACAAGAAATGTCTTTCGAACTGGTGTGATGTAGTCCAGTCTCATGAATTGTTCACCGCGTCAACGATGACGTCTTTTACTGGTCTGAAATTCAGTCCATTAATCAGAACTCCATATTTCCTTATTCCACCTTTTTCAGTAAATGCGAGTCTTCCATTATATCCAACACTGTTTGAAACGTAAAATCCATACTCTTCGTTCAATATCAATAAATACTTGTCATATGTAATATCAAAAATTTCAAAATTTTTATATGTGGATTTGCAATATTCAATAAGCATTTCTCGAATCTCATCTAAACTCATGTCAACTTCCAGGATTACTCTTTCTCCTCTATGTTCAACAAGTTTTTTATTCACATTCGTTAAAGATACTGGAAATGTTTCATATATTGCGGGCATGTTACCAAAGTTATCTCCGAGAATTACATCTTCAATTTTTTCGGTCATTATCATTTCCCTAGTGTTCTTTCTTGTCCTTGATTTTCGGAAGAATATAATGATTTTTCGACTGGCGCTCTACTCTATATTTATGTGACATTATACATTGGTAATGTTTATATGCTTTCCACAAGAGTTTTTTCTCACAAAGGTAATGAGTATAAAGTATCATGTGTGGAAGGACACCAAAATAATGGTGGTTCCAATGCCTCTTGGTGGTCTCACATTGATGAGGGTGAAGTACGCAATATGTTCTGGAACATAAATCCAGGAGATATTGTGTTTGATATAGGGGCGGCTTATGGTTCGTATACCTTCGCAGCCCTAGCATGTGGTGCGGAATTTTGCTTTGCTTGGTCCCCTCAGTTTGGAAATGATTGTTTTGGTGGTGAAAATCTCAAACTGTCTGAGATGGAAATTGTTGAATCTGGTTTAAAACTAAACGGATGGTCAGAAAAGGTCAAAGTATTTAATGAGGGTGTTTACGACAAAGATGGGTACCTCAATACCAATTCCCAAGAGTTTTTTGAGAGTTATGATGGGGATCTAACCGGTGATATAATTCGGGTTCGCTCGATGGATTCGGTCTATGAGGATATTAAATCTCAATATCCTCATCTTTTCAATTCTCAACCAAGACAGTATTGGGTTAAAATGGACGTAGAAGGTGCCGAAGCTGCTGTTTTCAGGAGGAGTTCAAAAATCCTAACGGAACTTCGTCCGAATATTTTGGTCGAAAATCATCTTTTCAAGGATCCAAATATTGACAAAGAGGTTAGATCCATAGTTTTATCTCACAATTATACTGAAATTGGAACTGTCCCATATCATTCAGTTTCGCATTCTTTTTACGTATCTTCATTTTGATTTTTTATCCAAAATGAATTTTTATGAAGTTTCTGTTTTTATCTAGGATAGCTAAATTAATTTCTTCATCTGAAAAATACTCTCATATTGATTTTGAGCCTCCGGTTGGAGCTAAAAAGGAAGCTGCTAAAGGTTTAGACTGGAGAAAAGAGCACGGGAGAGGCGGTACTGAAGTTGGCGTCGCCCGTGCTCGTGATATATCGAACGGCAAAAACCTATCCCCTAAAACCGTTCGTCGTATGAAAGCCTATTTTGATAGGCACGAAATAGATAAAAAAAGAAAAGGGTGGTCTTCTGGTGAAGAAGGATACCCTAGCGCTGGAAGAATAGCTTGGGCTTTATGGGGTGGAGACTCTGGTTATTCTTGGGCTAAAAAAGTCGTCAAGCAGATGAATTCTGCTGATGACAAATGAGCTTTTGATTAAAAAACTTATGTGTGGAATATTCAGTCAAGAAAATTGCATTTAGCTATTTCATAGCCAGCAATCCTGATTTAGCTGGCAGAATGGCTTCATTATTTAAGAATGCAGTTTATCAGTTTAACACTGGTTTTGATTTTTCTTGGGATATAAAAAATGATTTCCCTTCCCTTAGAACTAAAAAAGGGAGTTTTTCTTTTCCCGCAAAGCCTGAAAAATTCGCAGAAAGTAAGATAATTGGTGGTCTTTTAGTTGTTGGAGACTATAATGGATCTAATGTTAAAAATTCTACTGTGAATGTTTCTTTGGAACTTGGATATTATTTTAAGAGACCGAATGATGCCGGAGAAGGTAAATATCAGATGGTTCGAGAAATCGGATCTTTTGATGTTAAAATAGGGGACGACGGGAGCGTTTCATTCGTCGATGACAGTAATACAAAAATCATATCAGACGAAATGATCCAATTAACTGATGAAGTTATACAAAATCCTCCTGACGGGGCTTTATCTAGAGATAAAAGATTCCAGAAACAGTTAAAACTTCGTGATGAGTATAAAGAAAAAGAAAAATTAACCAGAGAACGCAATCTTGCTGATCAAGAGCAAGCAAAAAAGAAGTATCAGTCCATAGAAAGTTTTGTCGAATCTTTGATGGATGATGATATTGAAAAATATAACTTTTATGATTTGGTTAAACTTACTGAAACTACTGGTCTTGAAAGAGACCAAATTGTTGAACAACTTAAGTCTTACGGTTTGACTTCTAGAACTTCAAGCGAAATACTGAACATAATAAAACAAATACCGAAGATTTCTTCCACAAGAAGAATTATTCGAGAACTTCTTTCCATAATTCGTTTTATTTAAACCTGCAATAGTCCATTTAGGAGAACAACATGAAAATCACGAACATCTCCACCACGCAGATTTTTTTGAGTGATCTGAGACTTGCTCAAGAGTCCCAGACTGTCGGTCGTCGTGGTGAAGACCGATATATAAATCCTGGACAGTCTGTTTATCTTCCTGACACTTCTGAAGTTCTTCGGAGCGCTTCAGCTGGTGATATATTCAGGTTTAAGCAGAGTGGAAAAATCAGCGTTGATGACGTTGTTTCCCTTGAAGCTTCTGGTGGTGCTGATAGTGTTGTTCTCACCCACAATTTCAATAGACTTCCGAAAGTTGTTGTTCTTAAACAGGACGGCCTCAATTGGATTGATTCCACAGGAACTGTCAATATAACTCACAATTCCACTTTCACCCAAGTCACCATAGAGAATGGTACGGCTTTCAACTTAACGTTCTTAATCAGCATTTCCTGAGGATAAAATGGCAGACGTAAGAACAGCCGGTTTCGGTGAACTTTTCAAAACGGTGTGGGGAACCGGGTCCACCGGTCCCGCACTTCAAGGTCCTCAGGGTTCCACCGGACCGACTGGTCCCCAAGGAGCCACCGGACCTTCTGGTGGTCCTACTGGTCCCCAAGGAGCCACTGGTATCCAAGGCGTGACTGGCCCCCGTGGAAACACTGGTGCACAAGGTGTAACAGGTTTGCAGGGTGCTACTGGGCTTCAGGGTGCAACTGGTGTACAAGGGCTTACAGGCCCCCGTGGTAACACTGGTCCTCAGGGAGCCACCGGACTTCAGGGCGTAACGGGTGTACAGGGTGCCACCGGTATTCAGGGCTTAACTGGCCCTCGTGGTAATACTGGCGCTGTTGGCCTCCAGGGTGCTCAGGGGTCCCCCGGATTCACAGGACCCCAAGGACAGACTGGTCCTTCTGGTGGTCCTATTGGTCCGACTGGCCCACGTGGTAATACTGGTCCTGTCGGTCCTCAGGGTGCTACTGGTCCTCAGGGTGCTACTGGTGTTCAAGGTCCCACAGGCCCACAAGGTCTTCAGGGTCCTCAAGGTTTGACTGGTTCTATAGGCCAGACTGGTCCCCGTGGATCTACCGGTATTCAGGGTCCTTCTATAATATCGTCTGTTACCGCAAATCAAACTGGTAATTATGCTGCAAGTATCAACGAACTAGTTTTGTGTGACCCTTCTGCCGCTTCTTTTACTGTCACTCTTCCCACTGCGATTGGTAATACTGGAAGATCGGTGATAATCAAAAACGTCACCAACAGCACAAATTTGATTGTTGTTGGAACGACTTTAGGTCAGACAATCGATAACGTTGCGTCTCCCGTTTCATTTGTCGGTCCCAAGAAATCTTGGACTTTCACCAGCAACGGATCTAACTGGTTTGTTACTTCTCAATATTAATATTTAATTTTATAAAAGTTTTAAGTGCATTTTCACCAGTTAAATGCACTTAAAACTTCGGTAATGTTATTTATGTCAAGTGGATTTAAGTGGGTTAAGGGACAGTTTCACAAATTCACAGCTCTGATGAAAATCCGAGTTGGAGGAACAGAAAATCTTTCTGTTGAAAAAGGTGACGTCATTGAATATGACGGTTCCATTCTTCGCTATCTTGGCCTTGAAGTCCCTACGACAAGCATTCGAGGTTCTATCAACCAGGGATGGTTTGTTTTAGGTGAAGTTGATGAAGACTCTGATGAAGAGTACGAAGTCCCCGCTGCTGTAGTTCCTTCTCGAAACCCTGCAAAAGCGAAGACCATCAACACTGATTTGTTAAACATTCAGAGGGGTTCTCTTACCGCAGATCATGACCATGACGAAGATGTTGTCATGAATGTTAATGATAGAAGAGACGTTAAGAATCCCTTAAATAGCAAGGTTCTCAATACTCCAACTCATGTTGCCCCAAAGAGAATAACTTCGTCTTCGGTTTCAGACGGAGATGGCGGTGAGACCATTATAGGACGCATTAGAACCCCCGCTAAGATAAAAGTTGAGAATATGGACAGACCTGAGTCTGTGAAGATAATTAGTAGTATTGAAAATATCGCGGGCTCTGGTTTTATACCAAACAACCCTCCAAAGGCTAGAACCAATATTGTACATAAAGAGGGCATAAGCATCAAGATGAACGTCGGTAATATGGAGTCTTCCGAAGTTCAGAATATGGACGAAGATGGTGGAAAGTCTATTAGGGTTTCTAGTTTCGAAGAGAGGATGAATAACGCGAATCCTCACAAAAAACGTCCAGGGAAGAAAGTTGATACTTCCAAACTCGATTACAGAGTAAAAATCGCTCTTGTTCTTGATCCTGATTTCCCCATTCATTGGCCTTACGAGGGTAAGAACGCTGAGAAGGTTAGTTTCTTGAAGAAGCAACAAATTTCGGATTCTCTCGTCAAAGCTCTTTATGCCACTGAAAGTGATTACTTCAAGAAGTTCCTCAAGAAGGAACATAGCGACAAATTGCTTTGATTGATTTTTGATGGTCGCTCTAGTTATGCGTTATCGTGAAGCTGGAGCGACCATTTATATACAGGAAGAGTTATCTGACGCACGTTTACGTTGTGAAGAACTGAAAAATTATATTAATAAGGCTCTCAAAATTATAGATTCTAGTTCCCATAAAGAACATCTTTACGCTGTAGCTGGCGATCTTATAAATGGAATGCCGGAAAGTCTTTTTAAATTAGAAAAATCACTTATGGCTACCGCCATGGCTGTTAATAAAATAGATTATGAAGAAATAAAACAAAATTTAAGACCGGAAAAAATCGATGAACTCGAAAGAGTTCTTGAAGAAGTTCGTATCAATCTCCCAAGACGTCGTGGAGAGACTGACGTCAGTAAGCCCGATTCGGAGGATTTCTGATGTCAGCTGGTTTTGTTTTAACTGACGCAGCAGTTTATTCTTTTAACTGCCAAGACGTTTATCCAGACCTGCTATCGTTCGTTTCAGCAATTCCTGATCACTTGCGTCCTCTGTTCGTCATTCCAGTTGAACTTGAAATAATAACAAGTTCAACTAAAGTTGCGAATTCTTTAGAAGCAGATCTTTTTGGTCAAAAAACATTCGTATATGATGAAGATGAGCCTCTGATCCCGTCTTCTGAACCTGGATCAATATTTGATTTTATGACTGGTCCGGAAAAGACCAAACATCAAGAATTTTATCGTGATGAAAATATTCAATCTCCTACAAACACTTCTTATATGACTGATGTTGATATGTCGGAGTATTTCAGTTATCCTTATAGAACTGATCATAAAGTAACTCATTCTTCTGTAGCGGTTATTCATTTAGCTCTAAAACCTGAGCAAATAACCCCTAAAACTCCAAAAAATATTAAAGAAAATGCAAGGTCTGTAAAAGTTAGTCTTACTTCTTATGATCCAAAAACAAAGATTTTCACTTTCAGCGCAAACGCCGGAAACGGTGAAAAGGTAGTTCAAGCTAAACTAACAACTATTAGTGATGTTGCGATAAGTTGTAACTGTCCTTATTGGAAGTACAATGGTCCTGAATATCATGCTAAACATAATGATTATCTTTTAAACCAGCCAAGTGGTTCAGCCACGACTCCCGACATCCGCGATCCCGAAAGAAAAATCTGGCTTTGCAAGCACGCTTATGCCGTTCTTAAAAAGTTCGATGAATTCGTTGGTGAAATAGTTGATGAAAATTGGGAACTCACAGACGAAGAACTTCTTGAATCAATAGATAATGAATGGGATAGACTCAATAGGTCCGTTAATATTCCTGTTGAAAAGATTGATGAGCAAGACATAGACTTAAACATAAAAGTAAAGTAAATCATGCCGACTTACAGCTATAAATGTTCTTCTTGCGGAAATGTTCAAGAACAAGAAGCAAGAATGTCAGATTTCAAGTTTATAACTCCAAGTTGTGTAAGCTGTGATGGAGTTTGTGAGTATACATATATTCCAAGTGTTGTTCAAGTTGCTTTTAAAGATGGTCCTTCTGGATCCTGGCCTTCAAAAGGTGATAGAGTTAAAAAGCAAATGATGGCGAATTCCATAAGAGCGGAAGCCCGTCAAAGAGACAGATATGGCGAAGCTAAAAAAGCTCTTCCAAATTATAAAGGACAAGTTGCCGATACTTGGGCCGAAGCAAGGTCTGAGGCCATAAGACAAGATGGGATGGAAGTTGGTGCTACTTTTAACGGAAAAGTAGCTGAAGAGAATAAGAACTCGACTAAGATTGTCTTATAATAAGTCTTCTATATTATTTGTTATTGATGAGACGCATATCAACTTATAGACGTCGAGCAAATTTGGTTGACTTAATTTGGGATAAGATTCCAAATGTTACTCATTATATTATGAAGTATGCGTCAAATTTCGATCAACCTTATACTCCGTTTGTTCAAATTCCGAGTTGTGGAACTTCTAGCAGTTCTACCATATTCTTCGGTCCAGATAATAACTCGTTTAAGAATAAAACTCGTTTCACTTTCAACCCAGCAGACTATGGTTTCAACGATTCAAAATACCTTTGGATAAAATTTGCCCCTATTTATAGTAGCGGTGTGATAGGTCCGGATGAAGACCAATATTTAATTTTACCATACGAAACTCAAGTTCAAAGAACCATCATCATAAATGGTATCGCACCGAATGCTGCTGATGTCAGTAATTCTTTGGTGATTTATCTTCCAACTTACGGAGAAAACCCCGTAATCGCAAACGAAGGTTCTGTTAGTTTAGCTGTTTCTTTTGATGGAAATAGTGAATATACTATTCCAAACAATAATAATACAAATCCTCTTAACTCCGTTCTGCCTAACATCAAACAGCTTTTTATTCGTGGAACTGGTGGCTCTTCTCAATTCAGCTTCGTTTATGCTGAAAGAGACTCGGCTTATTGAATTTTAATTAGATTTTAACATAAGGAGAACACATGTCTGTCAATTACGTTAGAGTAATCAACAACCAAGTAATTAATCGATCAATTTTGATTGATAAGGTTGACCGTAGTCAGGGAAATTTTTCTGGATATGCGAATATCACAAAGCAAAAAATTTATATTCCTTATGTAAACCCTCTCGATGTTACTGTTAAGGGATATCTTGATCTTGTTCCTACGGATGAAGTTCTTCTTTCTTATAACATTGGTGGTATCAAGGGTCTTGATGATGAAGGTTACATCAACTCTTTAAGAGTTGATTCGGACACCATTGTAGCTCCTATCATCACTGTTGGCTCTTTAACTGGATCTGACGTTTCCTTGACCGGGACCACTTTTACTTCCATAAACCCCGACGTTACGTCGGTCATTCTCACAAATCTTGTAGGTCAGACGCAAAAAATCCCCGAGTCTGTTTTCGTGACTTTCACCGGAGTTTCTATAATTTTCCCCGATTCGGCTGTTACTATAGGTACACCAGATGCTGGTTGGAAAGCGCAAGTTTTTGCAAATTCCAAGCTTAGTAATACTTACACGTTCGCTTAATCTGAATAGGAGTTAATCATGAGAGTAGCTGCAGTACGCTCTGACATTTCAAAAATTTACCTGAGTGATGTGGAGAGTCGCACTCAGCGTAACTTCTCAAGCGAGCCTCCGGGCCAGAGCTTGTACCTCCAAAAACCGTCCAGTGAAACGCTTCTTTCGGTTTTGAACGCGAAGGCGATTCTTTCCGTTATTGGTACAGACACCAATGCGAACGTGAATACGTCTTCCAATTCCGCTTTTAGAATCAAAACCTCTCCTGGTTCTTTCACGGTTTTATCCGTGACTGCCGGAGTGAGCGTTTCTAAAGAAACGATAGTTGCAGACCTCAATACCGGATTCTTGAATAACGGTCTCAATGTTGTTGCTTCGATAACTGGAACTAACCAGATTCGACTCGACACCGTTGCTCCGAATTCTGGTCCGACTGCAGTTCTCCGGATAGACACTGCTGCTAACGGTTCGACGCTCAATGCCTTGATAGCCGCAGCTTGGGCGGCTTCCCCTCCGAACCTTTCGGGTCTTTCGGTTTCTGCTCTGTCTACTGCTCTTTATCCTACGGCAACAACTGTTGACGTTTCGGATGCGACATTGGACGCTCTCTCAACTTTCACCTCGATGTCCACTGCATCCAAAGCAGACTTTTACGCTGCTCTGAGAGATGTTGTTGCTCCTTATCTCGTTGAGACCGGTCTTGTTCTTCTTTCTTTCGCTTACGGCTCTCTTTCGAAGATGAGAAGTTCTTCTTTTCAGCCTGGAGGCGCTCGTGTTGGCCTCCCTGCCGGTGTTGGTGTTGCTGTTGTTGAAGACGACGGTGTTACTCCTTTCACCATCTGATACTACTTCAATTTAATTTGATTGAAAATGGGAAACTGTTAATTCAGTTTCCCATTTTCATTTTGTACTGTTGTTTTATGACTATTGAAGAAATGGAAACTGATAACATATATATTGGCGCTTTTTTCTTGCTTAGTGGTTGCACACTTCTTCGTAAGAGACGAGAAGGTCGCAAAGTAATTTTTATATTTATGAATAATGCGGGCTCAATGAAAGACCTTAAAGACGCCTATTATTTAGGTTCACATCCAGTAAAACCTCATGATTATGCCCAAAAAATCATGGCTATGAAAGAAATGCTTGCTGATTGATAGTCTTTCTTTGATCTTTTTGATTTATGCAAACAATTAATTCTGGTTCTTTAGTAAGGAGCCAATTTGATTTTTATTTTCCAATAGGTTCTTTCACTAGACTTACTGGTTTGGGTTTTTCAGACTTTCAGATAAAGTTGTTTCACAATAATTCAACTTTGTCTTGGTCTTTGTTAAACGGGTCTACCGTATCAGACTCTTCTATTTCTTCTGGATCTGTTTTCATAAATGAAATAGCCGGATCTTCTGGCTATTACAACGTCAGATTCTATCCTGATAAGATAGGATTTTGGAGGTTAGTTCTGAGGAATCCGGCTAATAGCATTGAATCGATTCAAGAATTTAATGTTGTTGGTGCAAACCAGTCTTCACAAGGTTTGATAGCAAATTTCAATAAATGATATACTTAACTAATTCTCAAAATACCAAAGATTTGTGCATAAACTTGCACAATTCAGATGGTTATCTTCAGGATGCTTATTCTGTTAAATGGAAAGCTGTAGATCAGTATGGGGTCCAAGTTGCTTATAATAAAGCCGTCAAGAAAGACACTGGAGTTTATTATGCAACTTGGATGACTGGTAAGCCCGGATCATATACAATAACTTGGGAAGTACAAACAGATCCTTGTGGTCAAAAATATTTTTATTCAAAGGGTGTTCTTGTAATAGATCCAAGCGATTTATGTAAGCAGACTTCTAAATATAATAACCCTGTTCATTTACTTTTCAAAACATACCAGGTATTAGGTGAGAATGACCTATTTGTAAAGATAACTGATTCTAATAACTTTCCGAAAGATCCGTATTCCATATCTTGGAGAGTAATGAACTCTAAGGGATGTGAATTAATATCAAGCAGCGTTGCTTATCAACATGATATTGGTCATTTTTATGCTCCTTGGATAATAAATCTCAATACTGGAGAATATCAAATAGTTTGGGAGTTCATGGAGTCCGAAGACTCCCCTAAACAGACTGCTTCGCAAAATTTTTCTGTTGTTGGCTCCAAAAGCATTTTCGAAATTATCCCTTCTTCAGTGTGTGGGACTAATTTCATAAAAGTTGGAGAATATGCGTGTTCTTTCATCAGGACCGGTGGTCACTCTTATAAATGTGGTAAAAATTTAATCCAAAATTATTGTATCAATGTTTGTTCGGAAGACGAACAAATTTGCCCACCGGTATATTCACCAATGCCCACCACAAGCAAATGTTGTGACTATGAAATTCCGAGGCAAATTCACCTGCCTCAACAGGTTCTTCCTATAAATGGTGCTTTTACTAATCAGGTCGGCTTTCCTATACCCACTGGTGTTAGAAACATTTCATTTTATATTTCATATACAAGAGGCGCTCCTGGTGGTTACGCGGCTTTCAAACTCATGTGGAGTAATGGAACAGAAGAGATCCAAGAAACAATTTTGGATTTAGATATCAACGACGTAAATACTGCAAACATCAGCCAAAATCTTTATTTACAGAATTTAAACGGTCCTGAGCCTGTCGATGATAACACGATAAGCTTCGTGGTACACACCAAAGATCCTGGAGGTTCTACTTTTGTTCGCTTGCTTGCCGCAGAAAAAGGTAACGTAGCCTTTCCTGGAACAATTCAGATTTCTCTCACGGCTTCCACATGATAGATAATCCGGTAGGAACCAGAAGAAGCTCTACTGGTCCGACTGGTCCGCAAGGACCTACCGGTCCTATTGGACCTACCGGTCCCCAAGGTCTTATAGGTTCATTCGGGCCAACTGGTCCCCAGGGTCAACAAGGTGTAATTGGTCCTACTGGTGCACAAGGTGTTCAGGGTGCCACTGGCGTTCAGGGTGCACAAGGTCTTACTGGCCCTCGCGGTAATACTGGCCCTCAGGGTCCCCAAGGTATACAAGGGCTTCAAGGTCTAACGGGACCTCGCGGTCCCACAGGCCCACAAGGTATTCAAGGTCCCACTGGGCAAATTGGTCCACAGGGTATTACTGGTTCTATTGGTGTTACAGGCCCACAAGGTTTAATAGGTTTCACTGGACCTCGTGGTAATACTGGGCAAATCGGCCCAACTGGCCCAACCGGTCCCCGAGGTCATACAGGTTCTATTGGTATTACTGGTCCCCAGGGTGCCACAGGTGTCCAAGGACCAACGGGAATTCAGGGAGTTACGGGTCCCCAAGGTTCCCCTGGCGTAACGGGTCCCCAAGGTGCCACAGGTCCTCGTGGTGCGACTGGTGTTACAGGATCTACGGGTCCCCAGGGATCTCCTGGTGTAACGGGTCCCCAGGGATCTCCTGGTGTAACTGGACCTCAAGGAGCTACGGGTTTACAAGGCGCCACCGGAATACAAGGTCCGACTGGTCCTATCGGGCATACCGGTTCTATAGGTTTACAAGGCGTCACAGGTCTTATTGGACCAACAGGTCCAACCGGCCCACAAGGTCAAACCGGCCCACGCGGTGATACTGGCCCACGTGGTTCAACTGGCATTCAGGGAGTCACAGGGTCAACAGGCCCTCTAGGACCTACTGGACCTCAAGGTATTCAGGGTCCACAGGGTATCCAAGGTTTCCAAGGCTCCCCTGGTTCTCAGGGTCTAACTGGTTCTCAGGGTCTAACTGGTCCTGCTGGTCCTGCTGGTCCCCCAGGTTTACCAGGGCCAACTGGTTCACAAGGCCCAACAGGTCCCCAGGGTTCTCCTGGCGCCACAGGTCCAGCAGGTCCCACCGGCCCACGCGGATCAACTGGTATACAAGGTCCGACTGGTCCTCAGGGCTCTCCAGGTACTACCGGTCCCCAAGGAACTCAAGGAGCCACCGGTCTCCAAGGACCCCAAGGAGCTACTGGTATTCAGGGTCCACAAGGACCAACTGGTTCTATCGGTTTCACTGGCCCTCAAGGACCTACTGGAGTTACTGGTCCAACAGGCCCTATAGGACATACTGGACCACAGGGTTCCCCTGGTGTAACTGGCCCACAGGGAGTTACGGGTTTACAAGGCCCGACTGGTATACAGGGCTCAATAGGTTCCACAGGTCCACAGGGGTCCACAGGTCCACAGGGTATACAAGGTCCCACTGGTCCAACGGGTCCACGTGGCAATACTGGTCCACAGGGAGCCACTGGGATTCAGGGAATTCAGGGTGCCACCGGAGTTCAAGGAGCTACTGGTATCCAAGGTTCCACAGGTCCACAAGGGTCAACTGGTCCAAGAGGTGACACTGGTCCTCGTGGAAATACGGGAGCGCAAGGTTTTATAGGCCCCCAAGGGTCCCCTGGTGTAACCGGCCCCCAAGGCGCTACAGGAATAGCTGGTCCCCAAGGTGCCACTGGTTCTACAGGTCCCCGTGGTGAAACAGGATCAATAGGCCCAACTGGTCCCCAAGGTGCTACTGGTCCCCAAGGTGTTGTAGGCCCCACTGGTCCCCAAGGTACTACTGGGCCTAGAGGAGACACTGGTCTTATTGGTGCCACTGGATTGCAAGGCCCCACTGGCATTCAAGGGCAGACGGGTCCCAGAGGTGATACTGGTCCAAGAGGAAATACCGGTGTTCAGGGCGCCACAGGACTTCCTGGAACAACAGGCGCTACTGGTCCCCAGGGTGTTCAAGGTTCTACAGGTCCCCAAGGGTCAACTGGTGTTCAAGGACCACAGGGAGTAACCGGTCCTCAAGGCGCTACGGGTCTTCAAGGTGCACAAGGGTCTACCGGTGTTCAAGGGTCTACCGGTGTTCAAGGCATTCAGGGTGTAACTGGCCCACAGGGTTCTACTGGCTCTATTGGTCCCCAAGGTTCTACTGGCTCAACGGGTCCCCAGGGTGCCACAGGCCCACAAGGTCAAACCGGCCCCCGAGGGGATACAGGACCACGTGGTAATACTGGTGTACAAGGTCCTACTGGTCCCCAAGGAGCCACAGGGCCTCAAGGTCCTACTGGTCCCCAAGGAGCCACAGGAACTCAAGGTGTAACGGGCTCTATTGGAGCTACTGGTGCACAAGGTGCCACCGGGCTTCAGGGTGCCACCGGAGTCCAAGGTCCACAAGGACAAACTGGATCAACTGGTGCACAAGGTGCCACAGGAACTCAGGGTGCCACAGGGTTAATTGGTCCCACTGGCCCTCAAGGTGTAACGGGACCACAAGGTCAAACCGGATCCCGTGGTGATACTGGTCCTCGTGGTAATACAGGAGCTACCGGGCCACAGGGTCTTACTGGTGCACAAGGTTCAACTGGACCACAGGGTTCCCCTGGTGTAACTGGTCCCATTGGTGCTACTGGCATTCAAGGTATACAAGGTGTAACCGGACCTCAGGGGCAGACTGGTCCACGCGGTGATACGGGTCCCCGTGGAAATACTGGTGTAACTGGACCACAAGGTTCACCGGGCATAACTGGTCCCCAAGGATCTCCCGGTATCACAGGACCACAGGGTGCCACTGGCCCCCAGGGTGTAACTGGTGCTACAGGCCCACAGGGTCCCGCTGGAGCCGGAACCGGAACCACAGGTCCCGTCGGCCCGACTGGTCCACAAGGCGCTACTGGTTTACAAGGACCAACTGGTCCGACCGGACCCCGTGGTGATACAGGCCCTCAGGGTTTCACGGGCCCGAGAGGTGACACTGGTATTCAAGGACCTATCGGTCCGACAGGATCTCCTGGTATCACTGGTCCACAAGGTTCAACTGGCCCAATTGGATCCACAGGCCCCCAGGGAATACAGGGCGCCACAGGTCTTCCGGGCGTAATTGGATCAACTGGTGCTCAAGGCCCGACTGGTCCACGTGGTGATACTGGTCCTCAGGGGTTTACGGGTTTAAGAGGGGATACAGGACCGCGTGGTGACACAGGTCCCCGAGGCAATACGGGAATACAAGGCCCAACTGGTCCTCAGGGGGCAACTGGTGTTAATGGCATAACTGGAGCCACAGGCCCAAGAGGTGACACTGGTCCCGTTGGACCTACCGGCCCACGTGGAGACACAGGTCCTCAAGGTCAAACAGGCCCCCGTGGTGATACTGGCCCTAGAGGCAATACGGGGGCTACTGGTCCAATCGGGCCACAAGGTGCAACTGGTTCACAAGGAATACAAGGCGCCACAGGAATTCAAGGAATTCAAGGCGTTACGGGACCCACTGGTCCACGTGGTGATACGGGACCAAGAGGAAACACTGGTCCTCAGGGAGTTACAGGTTTACAAGGAGCCACAGGTATCCAGGGTCTAACGGGGTCTATTGGTCCCACAGGCCCTTCAGGTGTTGTTAAAAGATTTGCGACTGTCGAATTTGTTATGGATGAAGATGTCTATAACACTTCAGTTTATTTTTTGACTTGGAGAGGTTCCGGCGGCGACACACCTGGAAATAAACGGAGTGGATCTGCTTCTGGGATATCAAACCCGAGTTCTTGCTCGCCTTATCAAGTTCCATTCAATGCTACCATAACAAGAGCAGTATTAACTGTTAGAGGTGTCGGTGTTCAAAATTCGACAGTCACTTATCCAGTTTCATTTGAAACTGACCTTGATACAATAGGCTTTACAGCTTCAACATTTTTAGGAAATGTTGACTTCTCTATTAGTAACTCTTTTATTGTTGGTACTTTCAGTGTTGGAAATACGAATTTCACTGGTTCAGTGAACTTGAGTATTGATGTTGATTCTGGTGTTTTATTGGGCCTTAAATTTACGAATGGAACTGGAGCTAGCATAGCTGGGCAGATGCGTAATGCTTTCATAACTTTGACTTTGGAGGAGAGATGAGTGCTCTTGGTTTGTCTATCCTTTTAAGGAACGTTTCTGGTGGTGTTATAAATTATGGGTCTCTTTCTATACCAAACGGGAGTAGCTCTCTTATTTGGGATACTATAAATTTCGACCCAACTTGTATTGTAAATTTCGAACAAGTTAGGAATAACGTTGGAACTTTCCAGACCAACTTAAATTCAAGCCTCGTAATTATAGAAAGAAACTCTGTTGATCAAAATGCTTCTGATGGTTTCGACACTTATTTACTAATAAATTCTGCCTATGAACAGTATTTATTTTTAAGACAATTTTCGTTCCCAAATATAGGAACTGGTCCTGGTCAGTCAATATCAAGCTCCGACCCTCGTGTTGCCAGTGGAAGTGCCGGGTCTACTGGACCACAGGGTGCTACTGGTCCTCGTGGTAATACAGGAGCTACCGGGCCACAGGGTGCACAGGGATCGACAGGTCCCTCTGGAATTGGTTCTACTGGTGCTCAAGGCCCAACTGGCCCTCGTGGTGACACAGGAATTCAAGGAGACACCGGACCAAGAGGTAATACAGGACCTCAGGGCGCTACTGGTGTTGGGACAACAGGTCCTCAAGGAGCGACTGGTGCCGTAGGTCCTCAGGGACTACCTGGTTCTGCTTCTGGTGCTATGAGAGGTCCTGCTCCGTTCGTTCCATCTGCTGGCGTTATAATGGTTTACACTGGGACTACTGGTGAAAATGCTGGAACTTCAAATTTTGTGATTGATCAAAATGTTATAAAAATGCCTTTATCAACTTCATTTGGACATATTCCTTCTTTATATTGCGGTATTTTTGCCAGTCCGATTTCAAATCGTAACATGCTAACTTTCGTTGGCCCTGCAGGTCAGGATACGAAGGTTCAGCCATTTTTAGCTCGAAATAAAGTTGGTTTCTGGAATGCTTTAGGAAATTCAACTACAGTTCCTGCAGTATTTGGTCTTTTAGCTGCAAACACTTCCGGTACTGCGAACGCAAGAAATATTGCTACTACCAATTTTTTCACACGCATGAAAAGAATTGGTTATATTTCGGCAACCACTCCTGGATCGATGGCTCATTTAAGGTTTGCGGCTAGGCAATATACTGTTGGAGCCGGTCCTATTCCCACTGCAACTTCTGTTATTTTGGGTGGTTTTCATATGATAACTAGGTTTGGTGTTTCAGATGCTGCTACCGTTACTGGCGCTCGAATGTTTATTGGGATGTCTAGCAGCACGAGTGCTCCAGCTAATGTTGATCCTTCAACTTTAACAAATTGCATAGGTGTTGGTCACGGAGTTTCAGGAAGTAATTTATCGTTTTATTATGGTGGATCTTCTGCTCAACCAGCAATTGATTTAGGTGTGAATTATCCCGCAAGAACCTTATCAACTGATTTTTATGAACTTTCCATTTTTGCTCCACCGATCGGTGGGATTATTCATTGGGAAGTTTCTCGTTTGAATGCTGGGATATCTGTTGCTGGCTCTATAACTGGAGCAACTGGTGTTGCTTATCCTGCACCAACAACCCTTTTAACCTACAACTCTTGGAGAACAAACAATCAGACTGCTTTAGCTGTTGGTCTTGATATTTCATCAGTTTATATTGAAACTGATTTTTAAGGAAAACTATGAGTTCCTTAATAAACATAAAAGTCTATTTAAGAAACGATTCGGTTTCTACCATAAACTTTGGTGTTTTATCAATATCCCCCGCATCTTCTTTATTGATATGGGATACTGTTGATTATGATGAACAGCCTGGTATCGATTTTCAAATAGTTTATGATAACATTGCTGTATTTAATCAAAACATAGGTAACAATAATTTAGTCTTAGTAAGAAATGTAACAGATCAAACTGTTCAAGAAGCTTTTGACCTTTATCATGAACTTAAAATACTTAATGAGAGTGTATTCGGACTAACTGGTTTTCCAATAGGTCCTCAAGGCGCAACTGGTCCTATAGGGCCTCAAGGAGCCACCGGCTCAACTGGACCGCGTGGTGACACCGGTATTCAAGGACAGACGGGTCCACGCGGCGATACAGGGCCTCGCGGTTCTACTGGTTTACAGGGAGCCACTGGAATTCAGGGTCCCATAGGACCACAAGGCGCAACTGGAAATCAGGGACCGCAGGGTGCTACTGGTATTCAGGGCGCCACAGGACAAATTGGTCCTACAGGTATCCAAGGTATCCAAGGCCCTACGGGTCTTCCGGGAGTAACAGGCTTTACCGGACCAAGAGGTGATACTGGTATTCAAGGACCAACAGGAGCAACAGGACCACAGGGTGCAACCGGTCTTAACGGCATAGCAGGGTCAACTGGACCTCAAGGTGTTACTGGTCCACGTGGTGATACTGGACCCAGAGGAAACACAGGTCCACAAGGCGACACAGGTCCTCGTGGTAACACTGGGCTTCAAGGTGCAACTGGAGTCACTGGTGTTCAAGGTCCCACAGGCCCACAAGGTCTTCAGGGTCCAACAGGACCAAGAGGTGATACCGGTCCTCAGGGTATTCAAGGTCCTACTGGTATTCAAGGACAAACTGGTCCTCGTGGTGATACAGGTTCACAAGGCATTGTGGGACCAACCGGCCCCCAAGGTCCTACAGGCCCCCAAGGCCCCCAAGGCGCCACCGGTATCCAAGGGTCGACAGGACAGATTGGCCCGCAGGGACAGACAGGATCTCCTGGTGTCACTGGTCCTCAAGGTCAAACCGGACAAATTGGACCTCAGGGTTCTACGGGACCACAGGGCCAAACTGGCCCTAGAGGTGATACGGGACCACAGGGCCCAACTGGTATACAAGGCATCACCGGACCTCGTGGTAACACAGGAATTCAAGGAGATACTGGCCCAAGAGGTGATACAGGTCCCCGTGGCAATACTGGAGCTACAGGTCCAATCGGGCCACAAGGTGCCACTGGTATACAGGGTGTCACAGGTATACAAGGTGTCACAGGACCTCAAGGTGCTACAGGTATACAAGGTTCGACTGGCCTCCAAGGCACTACCGGAGCTGTCGGACCCACAGGTCAAATTGGACCCCAAGGTATTCAGGGACCAACTGGACAAATAGGTCTCCAGGGTGCTACTGGATTACAAGGACAAACTGGACCGCAGGGTATAACTGGTCCTATTGGTCCTATAGGAAACACAGGACCCCAAGGCTCCCCTGGTTTAACGGGTCCTCGTGGTGACACGGGTCCTATAGGATCCACTGGACCACAGGGCGCTACCGGTGTTCAAGGAATACAGGGTGTAACTGGTCCCCAAGGTGCCACTGGTCCCCGTGGGGATACAGGAATTATTGGCCCGCAAGGTATCCAAGGTTCTCCAGGTCTTATTGGTCCAACTGGTTCGCAAGGTGTAACTGGCCCAGGAACTACCGGTGCTCAAGGCCCAACTGGCCCTCGTGGTGACACTGGTCCCGTTGGACCCACTGGCGCTCAAGGGGTAACTGGTCCTCAAGGCTTAGCTGGTGTTGTTCCTGGTCCTCTTATTTTTACTTTGGTCTCGACGAGTGTTGCTTCTTTTGCGACCAACTCTGGTCCGATAGCAACATCGGCAACATTTATCCCTGTTCCAAGTTCTTATTTGAATTTCAATTTAACTCAATCAACAGATTTACTCGCTATATACAATGCTTCTGTTTTTGCTTCATCAAGAGTTGGCACTGGAAATACTGGTGCCGTAGCGGAATTCAGGATAGTTTTTGATAACGATCGTGGAAGTCCTGTTCAAGGCTTCGTTAATGTTATTTCTGGTCAACCAGAAATTGTAAATAATTTTGAAAGTAGAAGACTTTCTGCTGGAGTCCATACTTTATATGTTGAATGGAGAAGACCTTATAACTCTGGTAGATTCCCTGAAATTCTAAACCAGAAATTTGTTGCTTTTTCTCCTAGAGGAGCTGATGGCGCTACTGGAGCCACAGGACCTTCTGGCGGTCCTGCTGGACCAACCGGTCCAGCTGGTGCTACTGGTCCTCAGGGACCCACCGGTCCCGTAAGTCCTACTGCTGTTATAGGTCCCGGTACTGCTATTAACAATTCTATAGCTCGTTTTTCTGGAACAAATGGTAGAAATATAACCAGCTCTACTGTAACTGTAAACGACCAAGGTCAAATATCCAACGTCAAAACAATAGGTTTTGATCAAGAATTCATTAATGGTAACAGTGGTGCTACTGCTACCATTAACTGGAATAACGGCTTGAGGCAAGCTGTTACTTTAACGGGAACTGCTTCTACTTTAATATTTACCGCTCCAACAACCGGAGTTTCAAACCTTTTGCTTCGTTTAGTTCAAGATGCTACTGGCGGAAGGACTGTAAACTGGCCTTCTACTGTTCGATGGCCTGGAGGTTCTTCTCCTGCTGTAAACACTGCCGCTAATACTGTCCATATAGTTACTTTTTATTATAACGGTTCACTTTATTATGGTGTTGGTACTTTGAATTTTTCATAAAATGACAATAACTCAACTTGACAGTGATTATTTTACGGGATTTTCTGCTGGTTTTTCTCATAATTTATCTGTTGCTTCAGGTTCTAATAGATTTTTAGTAGCTATACTTAAGAGTATTGGTTCTGGGACTTTAGTATTTGGTTCCACATCGTATAATGGTGTGTCTATGAATATTGGTCCTAGCGCTACCGCTGTTTCTTTTAGTAATAGAACTAGATCTGCTGTTTTCTGGTTACCAGATGCTAGTTTACCTTCATCTACTGGAAGTTATAATCTTTCATGGACTTTTACGGGTGGTGGATCCCTTTACTCATGGGAAGCTTTAGTTTTAGTGTATAGTGGTGTTTATCAAATTTCACTCGGTTCAGTAGGAACTAATTTTTCAGATAACAACACTGTTTCTTCTTATTCAACTGATATAACAACAATAGGTTCAAATTCTGTTTTAGTTGATTGTCTTTGTGCAAATGACTCAGCTTCCGCTGCAACCCCTGGTGGAGGTCAAACTGAAATTAATGACTCTTTTAGTAGCGGCACAAGATTTATGGTCAGTTCAAAAAATATTTCAACACCTCAAACTACTAGTATGAGTTGGACTTTCGGTTCTTCAACCGCTCAGGCTCATTCTATAACTGAAATCCTTGACGAAAACTACTCTCCATCCGGTAACAATTTCAATTCAATTTTTTTTGGATTTTCATTTTAAATGGCGCTAACCTCTTACTTATTCAATTTTTCTCAAACCCAAACTGGAAAGTTTGACTTTGACAGATTTGAAAATCAAATAATGTATTCTCGAAATTATGGTTTTTCTGATTTCACTATCGTAATGGACAGAATCGATGTCAATAACACTCTTCAAACTTTTACAGTTTGGTTTAAAAACGCTTTACCTAATGATGAAGTAACTAATTTAAATAATATAGTGGCTGCTCACAGAGGCAACGCCCTAAGGCCAACTTTCAACTTCAAACTTGATGCTCCTTCTGAATTTGATAATCGACCAAACATCGTAATAAATCCGGCTCCTTTTTATTGGAGAACTTATTTCACCGGGGCTGGTGATAATAAGAACCCAACACCTCCTGCTTCTGGGAGAGGTGAAGGAACTCCTGTTTATTTAGAATTTACTGTTCCTGAAGTCAAATATATGGAAATGGAATTTATTGAGCCAATATTGATTCACGATTGTCAAGCTCAATGGTATCCAGTTGAAAATTGGGATTCAAGAGATAAATTCACTCTTTCTTCCATTATACCTGCAAACTCTCCTGTTTTAAATGGTTCTAACACGGGAAATGTAAATCTTTTGGATACTGGTTATGGATATAGCGTCATTATGCCAGCTACTAACAATAATGGAACTCATGATCTGAATTTATCTACAGCTGTCCCAGCTCCTACAAATGGTGATGGTTTTTGGAATGTTGACTTCGCAACTGGCGCTGTTACTCCTAATTCTGTTCGGGGGACTGACTGGCATTTACTGAACATCCCTCTAAGTGTTTCTTATATTAAAAATATTCCTCTCGGAAGCCAAATAGGAATGCTTGACATAGAAACTTATAAAGCTGATTACTTCCATAATAGATGGAAGATAAGAGTTTCTGTTGAAAAGGTTTCCACGGGAGCTGGGACTTTTTCTGGTTGGTTTATGTGCTTCAGACAGTATTTAACTTGATTTATCGTTTCTGGTAGTGTTATGCATGAATAAAGTTGCCCCTATATCGGTCTGTCTTATAGTAAAAAATGAAGAAGCTCAAATAGAAGATTGTTTAAGATCTATCAGACCACATGTTGCTGAAATATGCGTTGTTGATACTGGTTCTGTAGACAGAACTTTAGAAATAGTTTCAAAGTATGCTGATAAGTTTGAAACTTATCTGGATTGTAACGACTCTGATGGTAAAATTCAGTCTTTTTCTAACGCTAGACAGAGAAGTTTTAGCTTAGCCACACAACCTTGGGTTATGTGGATAGATGGTGATGATGAGGTTTATGGGGCTGAGAAACTTTATGATTTAGTAACGAATATTAAATATAATAAAAATTGCATGATAATGTTCCCATATGAGTACTCACACGACCATAACGGGAATGTGACTTGTTATCATTACAGAGAAAGATTAGTTAGTCCGGCTTCTCATTTTGAATGGCAAGGCGCTGTTCATGAAGTTTTGGTTCCAATAAAACCTTTAGATCATCTTCATGAATCCAAAGAGTGTGTTATTGTTCATAAGCGTGATTTGAATCTAAAACCTGTAGAAAAAAACAGGAATCTCAGGATTCTGAAATCGAATTATGATAAAGTTGGTGATTCTGACGTTCGGCAGCTTTATTATCTAGGTCTCGAATACGGGAATATCAATGATATTGATAACTCCATTAAATTTCATGAAAAATACGTAGCTCTTTCTGGATGGGATGATGAGAAATGTCTCTCGTGCATGGAGCTTGCTCGTCATTATCTTTCTAAGGGCGATACCGATTCTTCTTTGAAATGGGCTCTTTTGGCTCATTCCACTAAAGATGACTGGGGTGAGCCACTTTTTGCAATAGGAAAGTGTTTTTATTTTAAAGCCCAAAGTCAATCTGATCTAAGAATTCAAAATGAACTTTGGACGAAGTGTGTAAGATTTATCAAAAAGGGTTTGGATTTACCGCCAACAAAAACTATTTTATTTGTTAATCCTCTTGATAGAGAATATGATATACAAAAATATTATAACTTTGCACTAAATAAGTTAGGGAAAGTTGAGGAAGCTTTAGAAAGTGTCAATAGAGCTATTTCTACCGTTCCTGATGATCAATCTCTAATTTTGAATCGGAAAATATATACAACTCATTTAAGCAAAATCAAGCTTAACGATCCATTAAACAAACTTGTTGAAGTTGGTCATTTAACAAAATCGGATTTCAACAGAATACTTTCTATTATCGAAAAAGAAAGTAATGATATTAGTGTTGTTACTCCAGTCGTAAAAAATGTTGATGTGGAAAAACTTGTTCCACTCAACGATTTCACTTACAAGACCGACAGAAAAAGAGATATAGTTTTCTTTGTTGGTCATAGTTATGAAAAGTGGAATCCTGAAACTGTTAAAGAAAAGGGTAACGGTGGAAGCGAAATTGCTTTAATAGAGATGTCAACTAGGCTCGTAAGCATGGGCCATAGTGTTAGAGTTTATGGCGACTGTTATGGATTAGAGGGCACTTTCGATGGTGTCCAATACACTGATTATTCAAATTTTGCAAACGTTGAGTGTGATATTATGATTTCTTCTCGTCGCCCTCACATTTTTGATGAGCATCTTGGACTGAAGTCTAAAGTTAACCTTTGCTGGGTTCATGACATTCATTGTGGGGATGAACTGAACTATGCAAGGTCCCTGAAAATTGATAGGTTCTTGACCCTATCTAACTGGCACAAGGGTTTCTTCTTGGAGAATTATAAATATCTCCATGAGGATAAAGTTCACGTAACAAAAAACGGGATAAACTTCGATCGTTTTAATGATAAAGAGTTTTCTGAAATCAAGAAAAACAAAAATAAAGCTATCTATAGTTCAAGCCCAGACAGAGGTCTTTTGTCTTTGCTCAATGTTTGGGGTAACGTCGTAGACGAAGTTCCTGATGCTGAGCTTCACGTTTTCTACGGTTTTGAAAATTGGGAAATGAGCGCGAAGCTCGTTAACGATCAAAGTCAAATTTCTTATATAGGCCACTTAAAGAATCTTCTTAACAACACTAAAAATGTTTTCTATCATGGCAGAGTTTCACAAGAAATATTAGCCTCCCATTTCATGTCCGCATCCCATTGGCTTTATGGGACTTGGTTCTCAGAAACCAGTTGTATATCGGCGATGGAAGCCCAGGCTGCTGGTCTACAAATAATAACTTCTCCTGTGGCTGCTCTTAATGAAACGGTCGGTAATCGTGGTACTATGATACACGGCGACTGGAATTCTCACGAATATAATGAGAAGTATAAGAAAGCAATAATAGAAAATCTCAGAAATCCAATTTCTGATGATAAGAGAATGAATCTCATTAATCATGCTAGGTCCAACTTTAGTTGGAACGATGTGGCGATTTCTTGGGATAAAGAGCTGAATTCTTTGGTCGATGAAATGTCTACAATCGTAATTCATCCTTACAAAGCCATACTGAAGAGATAAGAACATGAAAATACTGGTAACAGGCGGTTCTGGTTTTGTTGGGTCTCATTTAGTTAAGCACCTTGTAGAGAATGGAGATACTGTTTATGTAATTGATAACTCATACTGTTCTTCCATAAAGAATCTTGATGATGTTATTCGCGACATCCGGTTTTTTAATCGAGATATTAGATTTTCAGGAGAACTAAATCTTTCTGTTAAATTTGATCAAATATACCATCTCGCTTGTCCTGCGAGTCCTGTTCATTATCAAAAAGACCCGATTTATACTATGGAAACTGCTTTTATTGGATCTCAGAATGTTTTTGACTATGCTTCGATAAATGGGTCGAGAGTTTTAATTACTTCAACTTCTGAAGTTTATGGTGACCCTGAAGTCCATCCTCAAAAAGAATCATATCACGGTAGAGTCAATACTCTAGGTCCTAGAAGTTGTTATGACGAGGGTAAAAGAGCTGCTGAATCTTTAGCTTGGTGTTATCATGATATTCACAAAACAGACATAAGAATAGCTCGTCTGTTCAATACTTATGGACCGAAGATGGACATGGAAGATGGTAGAATGATACCAAATTTCACCATGCAGGCTATTCATGGTAACGATATGACTGTTTATGGTGACGGACTTCAGACAAGAAGTGTTTGTTATGTATCAGATACTGTTAGGGCTCTTCATGGTTTGATGAACTCTGATAAGGTAAAGCCTGTAGAAGCAGTAAACATCGGAAATCCCGATGAAAGAACTGTTTTAGATATAGCCAAATATATAAATGAATTTTATGGTAACAAGAGCAAGATACTGAATCTGAAACCACTTCAAGACGACCCTAAACAAAGGTGTCCAAATGTTAGTCTCATAAATGAACTTATTGGATGGTCCCCTCAAGTTTCATACGAAGAGGGTATGAGACAAACTCTTGATTGGTTTAGCCTCAAAGCTTTTGAGAGCAGGAATAAAACGTGAGAATAGGTTTTTTCTATCCTGATTTCTGCGTAAGACATGACTTCGACCCAAATAATCTTTGGGATTCAAGTCGTGGTATGACTGGATCCGAAATATCATGTTTTTCTTACGCAATAAATTTAGCTAAGAAAGGACATGAAGTAACATTATTTTCGAGGTTCCCTCACGCCGGGAATACTTATGGTGTGACACTTTGTCCTTATAAAGAATGGGAAGACATTTACTGTAAGCAAGACTGGGGCGCTCTTTTGTCGTGGATGGATCCTCGTCCGTTGGCGCTTGCTAATAATGATGTTTTAAAGATTTTCAACCAGCAAGTTTCTGACTTTTTCAGCTGCCCTGTTGGATGGGAAGACTATGTGGATATTTTAACTCCACTTTCTTATTCCCACGCCGATTATTTAATGAGGTATACCTCATTTCCAAAAGAAAAAATTAAGATATGTTATAATGGCGTTGATTTAAAAGATTTTAAACCATCGAAAAAAGTAAAAAACAAAGTTGTTTGGGCTTCCTCTCATGATAGAGGTTTACATAGGCTTTTGGAAATTTGGCCTAGAATAATTTCTGAAGTACCTGATGCAAGCCTTCATATTTTTTATGATTTCAGTGGCCTTGATGCTTTTTGTAACGCCATAGACTTCAATAATAAGACCGAAAGAGGTGTTATGAACACTGAACTCGGTATGCGTTCATTATATTCAAAAGAGGCAATGAAGAGAATGTCTTCCGGTTATAATATTTTTCCTCATGGATCTGTTAGTAGAAACAGAATTCGTGAAGAAATTTCTACATCAGAGATTATGGCTTATCCTTTAGATGCAGTTCATTACACTGAAACTTTTGGTGTTTCTATACTTGAGGCTTGCGCTTCCGGGACTGTTCCGGTCATATGCGCTGACGATTGCTTCAAAGAGCTTTGGTCTCCCGTTTCATTATTTGTCGAGCCGCCTTATGAAGGAAAGAAATCTCAGTATACCGAAAAACTTTTACATGCATTAAATAGTGAATCTTTAAAATCTCATATGTCAGATTCGTGTCGCAAACATTCCGAAAAATTCGAGTGGTCTATTCTAACTGATAGACTTGAACAGACAATTTTGACTCGCGGAAAAGAAGGACTACCGAGTTATATATGAAAGCTGCATTTATTTACAGTCCTTGGTGTACCGCTGGATATAAATTTAATTTTTCAGAAGATATTTATTCGAACCCAAGAGGTCTCACCGGTTCTGAATATTCTTTTATATCAATAGCAAGAGTACTCCAATCTAGGGGTCATGATATATCCATTTTCATGGATACAACTCATGGTCCTATGGAATGGAATGGTATTCATATAATTCCTCTTGAACACATACAAGATCAGGTTAACACTAGCAATAACTATGATTTCGCAATTTCATGGAATGAACCGAATTATCTTAGATTCATAAGTTGGAAAATAATAAGGCTTTGTAATCTCCAAATAAATTCTTTTGAACATTGTCTTCCTGATTATGATGATTTTGTTGATATATGGACTAGTCCTTCTGAATCACATCGACAAAATGTCGGTGTTTTAACTCCTCATTTCAATAAATGGAGAGTTCTCCATAACGGCTGTGATCCTTCTTCTTATGACACGAGCAACAAAATTCCTGGAAGAGTGATTTGGGCTTCCTCTCCTGACAGAGGTCTTCACAATTTACTTTCTATATGGCCAAATGTTATTGAAGCTGTTCCCCACGCAGAACTTCATATTTTTTACAAAATAAAAAACTGGCTTGATCATTTCGTAGACGTCAATCCTGGTTACCATTATACCTATGCCGAATCTTCAAACAGAGCAAAATATATAATAGAGTGTTTCAAACGTTTTAAGAAAAATGCAAAAATGAACGTTCATCTGCACGATTCTGTTAGTCGCAACAGAATACGTGAAGAATTTAATAAAGCAGAAGTTCTTGCTTACCCTTGTGAAACGATGTCTTATACCGAGGGTTTTTCAGTTTCTATCATGGAAGCATGTGCTTCTGGAACTGTCCCTATTATAACGAACCAAGATGCCTTAGGGGAATTATATGGCGGTAGTGTTCAGATGATAGAGACACCATTCGGTGGTAAAGAAAAAATCTACTCTGATATGATAATTGAAACTCTCAAAAATAAAGAAACTAGAGACAAATATTCAAATTTAGGTATGGAACTCAGTAAACAGTATACTTGGGAAAAAATATCCTCTGATTTAGAAAAGATTGTACTTGACGCTAAAAAAGAAAGAGGTTGGGCCTGATGTTAACTCTTCCAATTCTTTCCAGTAAAATTAAAATCGACAGTGGTAAGGGTAAAAGTGTTTCTTTATTGATTCCTCCTTCTTTATTTCTACTCGACGAAAGAGTTTTTATGAGTCTCGGTGTTCTCAAAGTCGCGTCTTCGTTAGAAAGCGCTGGTTATAAAGTAAACGTCATAGATACGAGCGGAATTAGTAATTATTTGGACGTTGTGGAATCTTATACTAAAGATTGTAATGATATAGCAATCGGAATAACCACCACGACTCCTCAGCTCCCAGCTGTAAAGCTCATTATCGAAAGAATTCGAAGTGTTAGACCTGATTTGAAAATCATTCTTGGCGGACCTCACATTACTCTAGTGGATTCAGCTAGAAAGATGGAGGTCAAACAAAAAAGAGCCGATAGAGCCCACAGGGCTTTCGATAAACTTCAAAATTTAGTTGATGTCTTAGTTTCTGGTGACGGAGAATATTCAATATTTACTGCTTTAAGACCTGACTCCCCTAAGTTGATAGATGCTGACGATCATAAAGGTGAATACTTCATGGATGATGAAGTATATGAAGCTAGCCCTTATCCGGCCAGACACCTTGTTGATGCTAAAAGCTATAAATATATGATCGATGGGAAGCCGTCGACGAGTCTTATTGCTCAGCTCGGTTGTCCTTTTGCTTGTGCTTATTGTGGTGGGAGAAATTCAAAAAGCCTCCGAATGATAAGAACTAGAAGCTCGGAAAGCATTATTAAAGAAATCAAATTCCTTCACGAGACTTATGGTCATACTGGTTTCATGTTTTATGATGATGAACTCAACGTGAATAAAGGTCTTGTTGACCTCATGAATAAAATTTCCGATTTGCAATCGGAACTCGGTGTGGATTTTAGTCTAAGAGGCTTCATTAAGTCCGAGTTATTTAACGAAGAACAGGCATCTTCGATGTATCGTGCTGGCTTCAGGTGGCTTCTTTGCGGATTCGAAGCTGCAGACCCCAGAATCCTGACTAACATACAGAAGAGGGCAACCGTAGAAGACAACGATAATGTTATGGATATAGCCAATAAATATGATTTAAAGGTGAAAGCGTTGATGAGTATAGGTCATGCTGGAGAGAGTGAAAACTCTATTCGTGCTGTTCATGATTGGCTTATAAAGTCAAAGCCTGCGGATTTTGATTGCACCGTGATCACCACTTATCCCGGAACCCCTTATTATGATGAAGCTTATAAGAATCAAGAATTTGATAACGTTTGGACTTACACGAGCCCAAGAACTGGTGACAGGCTTCACGCTTATGATGTTGATTTTACGGAAGTATCTGAATATTATAAAGGTGATCCTAATGGTGGATATAAGTCTTATACCTTTACCGATCATTTATCATCTGAGCAGATAGTTGAACTTCGTAATTGGGTTGAAAGTGATGTTAGACTAAAACTTAATATTCCATTCAATCATGCTTCTCCTTCTGTGAGGTATGAACACTCCATGGGACAGAGCAATCTTCCTGATTTTATTCTGAGATCTTCTTAAGTCTTTTTTCTGTATTTTTACATATGGATTTTAGTCGTATTGCTAGTTTGATTATAAAAACAGCGGCGTTATCTAAGAAAGATGCATTAGCTCGATTTCCTCATTATGAAGAGGAAATCGAGTATTTCAGCGAAAGGGATCCATCTAGGGGTAGAAGTAAATACCTTGAATGGGAACTCAAGATTCTTGATTCAAACCAAGCTTTATCGGAAGAAATTGCTGATGTTGTTGAACTTTTTGAAAAGTTCAGTCCAAAACTCGACAAACGCGATATTTATCAGTATAAAGTTAACGAATTCACGGAACTTAGAGATAAGCTTCTTGAATTAAAAGAACAGAAAAGTTTAAAGAAGGATAAAGCTGATAAGCGTTATAAGTTAGAAGAGGTACCGGATTCCGAAAAATTATTTGAAAACGATGATTTTGAGGTTTTGTGGATTAAAAACAAAGCGGCTTCAGTATTTCATGGAAAAGGCTCAAAATGGTGTGTAACGATGAAAGGAAAATCTTATTATGAGCAATATCAGCTCGATAATACTGTTTTCTTTTTCATACTAAACAAAAAATCTGATATCTCGGATCCACTTTATAAAATCGCTATATCCTATCAGAGAGATATTGATAACAACACTAAAGAAAAAATATTTTGGAGTTCACTTGATGATCAAATATCTAAATCTACGATATCAAAATATTTAGGAGAAAGTTTTTCTAAAATAGACACGATTTGCGATCAAAAAGCTAAAGACGCCCCAAAGAGTGCACTTGCGAAGTTTGGTTCCGGAGAGTCAATAAGTCAAAAAGAACAAGAAGACCTTGTTAAGAATGACAATGAAAAAATAAAATCCGTAATCTTTCGCAGCAAGCATATAACGCCTTATATGCTCGAGTTGTTGAGTGATGATGAAGATCCTGATGTTATTCTGAAAATTGCTTATAATCACAACACTCCACCACATATTTTCGAAAAGCTTGTTGGTCTTGACATTTATAAGGTTAACGAAGCAATTTCAAACAACCGAAAAACACCACCTAATGTTCTTTCTATTTTATCGAAAAATTCTAAAGATGTCATTCGTATGAACGTCGCGTATAATCACAACACTCCTTCAGATATTCTTGAAATTCTTGCTAAAGATCCCAAAATTGAAGTCGTAAAAGCCGCTTCAGTAAATCCTAACACTCCTCATGAAGTTCTTGTTGACTTATATGGAACTGGAAAGTTTTCCGAAAGTTTAGCTGAGAATCCTAATTCTCCTCAATTCATTCTTGAAGAATTAGCAAATGATAAGGACTCGATAAGTCATTTCCTCGTTTCAAAAAACCCGAGCGCTCCTCCTCATTTACTTGAAGAAATGTCTAAAGAAACGAATTTTATTGTTATCCAAAATGTTGTTTCCAATCCCAACACCCCACCTCACATTCTTTCTGATTTCGCCAACAGTTCTGATGAGGGAATTAGAGGTAATTTAGCTAGTAATCCAAATCTTCCTTTGGAGATATCCAAAAAATTAGCAAAAGATCCTGAACCTTCCGTTCGTCTGCAATTGGCTCAAAATCCGAATACCCCTGTTGAGGTATTAGACATTTTAGAAAAAGATAAAAGTAACTACGTTCGATCTGATGCCATAAAAAACAAGAAATCGAGAACTGTTGCAAGTATTCTTTCAAATTCTGAATACAGGATCGTTGATTCCAAAGAAAGTGTTTGGGATAAATATTTAGCAATGTAATTTTGATGTGTTGAATTTAATTCTATCGATAAATCTTGAAAAAGAAGAACTTTATATTCTACATAACGGTATTAGATATAAGCCAGCCACTATGACAGAAAGACATTTTTCTCATATTAAAGATATTGACGGGAAAGTAATTGATAATATTCCAGGGGCTGTTATTCGCAAAATTCATACTTTTAACATTGGGAATTCTGTTATATCAATCTCTCACAAAAGTTTGTAAATTTAGTTTTAATCTTTTTAACTGTTTTCATGAAGCCCTATTGGTGGATGTATCCACAAAAGCCCGTCAGAGTTAACGACGACATTTTTGGGTCTATTGACTTGTCGGGTTATGTGATGGAGCCAAAGTATGACGGCTTCCGTATTCTTCTTTATAAAATGAATAATAAATTCGAATTTTATACGCGAGACAAGGTTTCAATGGAAATTACTGATAATTTGACCGAAGAGCTCAAGAGTTCAAATATTCCTAATGGAACAATTCTTGACGGAGAAATCTGGACTCCATCCAAGAGAGGAAGCTGGAGGCATAATAAATCAGTTATTTGCAAACTGACTTTTTGGGACGTTGTTTCAATGAATTTTAATATGACTTCAAAAAAGAATTATAATGAAAGAAGAAACATCCTTGAGGATTTGAACCTCAACACAAGTTCAATTTCCATCGTCGAAAAATTTGATGCAAATATTGAAAATGAAAGAATGATTCGCGGTATTGCAACAGTTCACAAAGATGCCGGAACCCGCTCCGGATTCATTCATGGCGTTGTTTTGAAGAAAAAGTATTCAGTCAGAAGAGATCACTGCAAAAAGTGTCACGAGCACCCCGACTGGATGAAGATCGTTTATTGGGCTCAGAATTAAAATATTTTCTCAGTTTTCAACTCAATCGTTTCTGTACCCAAAGCTCCGTTTTCAGGGAACGTCATTTCATAATTTGAAGTATGTGGTTGTACTGGATACATCGAAATATACACACATGTTTTATTCTTACGCAATTCTGCAATAACTTTATTCCAATCCATAAGGTCTTCAAATTCATCAGCGTTAACTATGATTCTTATTTCATGTGTCCCGGATAGCGCTTTTTCGAGATTTTTCATTTTTTAAATTACATTTTCTACTGGTTCAATAATCGTAATTCTTCCTTTATCTATTGTTAGATATCCGTCTTCATATTCACATTTATTCAAGAATTTCAGAACTATATCGGGTACTTCCAACCCGAGACTCTCAAGGTTGTTCACCGAAATTTTTATGGTGTTTCTATTAATCCTATTTAATAGGATTTCCATTGCAAATTTATAACGATTTTCTTTCAAAATGAATAACTGAACTACATGTTCTTTCTTTTGAAATTTCTTTATTTCTATGTAAAAATCAAACATTAGTGCTTAAAACGATCCTTATTTATGACTTTTAGGCCATTTCTTTCAAATACTACTTTTCCTCCATAACGGACATTACGTCTTAACATTTCTGATTTCCGACCATGAATATATTTTTTATTTTCAGTCCTCTTTCAATGCAAACTTCACCCTGCTTAAGTTTGCATTTACTTATTGCATTTATTACCAAATCCGGAACGTTTACCTCTGGGTGTCCTATTGTAAGTTTTTCTTCATAATCATAAAAATTTATATAACTTTCTTTTAAAATGTATAACATCTTCAATTTATGCATATCTTGAGCCTTAAAACTTTTTAAATAAATGAAATTATTCATATTTCTTATAACATGACCTGTATGCTTTTTGATCTATCAGGAGAAACGAATTCAAGTGTCCATCCTTCCTTTTTCAACTCTCCATATTTTTGCATTATCCTTGCTCCTTGAATGAACAACGCCTTGAGTGTTTCCATTTCAGGGGTTTCTTGAACTTTTTTAGATAATTCATAAAAGTTCTTCGTGACTTCCAGTCTCACACTAACCGTTTTTTCTTTGTTTTCCATGACTCCATATATTACATTATAATTTTTTTTAATTTCCGGACATTTTGCTAGAAGTTTAGTCATCAGTTAATTTAATGAAAAAGTCGGTTGTTATAATCAAAGGAAATCCACTTTATACTGACACGAAAGAAGCTAGTTTATTTTACGACGATTTGGAAAATTTCCTTATTGGTTTAGGGTTTGATGTTTATACTGACGATGGCGAAATAAGTTCCGAACCCCCAGAAGCTGATATTTGGATAGGTCATAGTAGAGGAATAGATAAACTATCTTACGCCCCGGACGGAACCATTACTGTCAAAATGGGATTTCCGAGTGATAGTGAAGCAATAAGTCATCCTATGGATGACGCTAGACCCGGAAAACCACCAAATGAATATCATTTTGTCTTATCTGATAGTATGAAGAAAGAACTCACATATCAAATATATAATTCTCTTCTCGATAAAAAGTCATAATTCAGGTAAATCGATAGTTTGTCCGGCAAGCTCGTGTGTGCAATCGCTAAGATATTCTATTTTCCCGTTACGAACAAAACTATGGCATATATGGCCGCGTGAATCACGAGCCAGCATTGAAGGCGAGAACGTTGGGAATTCGTAGCTACCATCGAAATCCCATCCTCTTCCGTCTTTTCTGATATTGAAAACGTGGGCGCTGCATCTATCGGCATCTCTACATGCTGGGCATTCCACAAGGTATCCGATAAGTTCCCCTGTGGTTTGATTTATTACATCACAACAGCGCTTCATGAAATATTTCCTTTTGATTTAGAGTTTGTACATGAATTTTAACTTTTTGTCAGTTTTTATGATGTTATACCCATTTTCAATAGCAACTTCTCTTTCAGTTTTATTATCCATAAGTCCACTAGACTTCGCTCTATCATAAAAAACTTTCTTTTTTATGATTTCTCCATCTTTTTCATAAAAATAACTTTTTTCCGTTTCACCAATAAATTTCCAGTTCGATGACCTGTATAGCGACCCATTATGTCCTTGTTCTTTATCAGAAAAGGATACTAAACACCCAATATCTTTGAAATCATTTTTAATCATTTTCATTATTTTTGACATCGAAAACGAACCAAAATTATATTTATGTCTTTTTGGATGGATACAGAATCTATCAAGTTCCAAAACTTCAGAATCTGTAAAACCAGTTTTACTTGATACGTTTTGTCTTACTACTGGACAAAATTTTGCTACACAGATAAGTTCATCTTCAAAGAAAACACCTATAGAAAATTTTTGATGTCTACCATATCCATCGTAATGATAATTATCGAGAAATGAACTTGAACTTTCTTTATCGATGTACCTAAATTGGCATTCGATGAATTCAAACTCGATGAATTCAACTGGTTTTTTATCACTTTTCTCTAGGTTGCAATTGAAGCATAAAACTTGAAGATTTTCTAACTTTTCTTTTTTCCTTAACAATCTTCTATATAAAATACTACCATGAGCTTCTCTCTTTTTTCCGACAGGTGTTACATGATCTATTGATAATTTATCAATATCAGACTCACCACATTTTGCACAAATTCCATTCCCAATAAAGTCCATTACTTTCTTTTTAATATTTTGACCCCTATTTCTATCGCAAGTTTTGCACTCATAATAAAGACCATCTTCATATTTTTTGTGTGAATGAAATAAAGATGTGTCTTTATTTTCAAGACAGGTTTTACATTCTTTTAATATCCCTGTTTTTTCTTTTGTCTCTATTTTAACTACATTATTTATAAAATGACTTTTAATGTTGCAATTTGAACAAAGTAACCTATACTTTTTGATATCAACTTTTGAACTTAGTATTTTTCTTATCAACCCCCATTTTGATGTTTTCTTTCTATCTAAATTTCCACCACCATCAATATGATCTATTACTAGATGTTCCTCAGTTCCGCATATTTTACAACAATTACCCATAATGGAAAATAATTTTTCTTGAAGAATTGAATTTCTTTCTTTTTCTTTTTCCTTTCCTCCACCTTCATCATAATATTCTTTAATTTTACTTTTTACAATTTCTTTTTTCTTTTGATAACGTAGATTATTTCTAGATTTAGTACATTCTTTACAATCTTTTCTTAACCCACCTTTTCTTGACTTATCTTTATGAAATTCTGTAATTTCAAGTTCTTTTTTACATATACTACACACTTTATAAGACATTGGTCAAACTGAATTTACAATAAGAGTTTAGTTAAACTTTGTTTTATATGACTGCCTTCAAGCGTGGTATGGAACTTTCTCGCTCGGATGGTCTTTCATTATTTTTGAAATCGAAAGACCAAACTCCGAAGAATGCCGCTGAAATATCATATGACATCTATGATTACACGACCGGAGTTGAGATATTACTTCCTCCAGCAAAAAGAAAACCCGTAAACCCGAGCGTCGGTGAATATTATGCTTCTTTCCTCATACCGATGGATGCCAACATCGGTAATTATAGAATAAGATGGCACTTCAGAGAGTATGTCGGCGCCAGAGAAGTTCAAGTCCTCCAAGAATTTTCCATTGTGTCAGATCCAACTCAAGTTATATCCCTTGCCGGGGCTACAAATATTGAACTTGATCTAATAAGAAGTCTCAGAATACTTCTCAGAGATAATAACCCGGCCCGCAACTACCATTTCATGCCCCCTTCTGGTGAGGAGTCAGTCAATCAATTCACACGAGTTTTCGGATACGTTTGGGAAGAATGTGAACTTCTTGAATATTTGAACGTATCTAACGATTCAATCAATATATACCCACCCATGACTTCTTTTCAGAATCTGGATCAATTAATAACACAGTATAGACCATGGAGATCCTTACTTCTAACAGGTGCAATGGTTTACGCTCTTCAGGCTCTTACGGTGAATTGGATCCAAGACGAATTTAATTACACTATTGGCGGCATATCACTCGATTTAGAGAAGAGTTCAAAATTCCAAGGTCTTATGAACGATGCTAATTCTCGGTTCCAGGAAATGATTATTCCTGCTAAAGAAACTGTAAAGTTTATGCGCGGTCTTAAACAGTCAAGATACGGCATGGGGATACGCTCTTCGTTTGGTCCTAACGTTGGTAGAGGTACTCTTACTCCACGTAAATTCGTTGGACTTTGATTCTTCCATCATCCAGTTTATCCCAATTTTAACACAGTTATCCCAGTTATCCCAGTTATCCCAGTTAATTTTTAATGTATAGTTAACTATGGACACTCAGGTTTGTAAAAATTGTGGGGCCGAAAAAAGTTTTTCAGAATTTTTTAAGATTCGAACTAATCGTAATGGTCTCGATGTTAAGTGCAAATCGTGCAGAAAAGCAATAAATGATAATTATCTTGAACTAAATAAAAGGAAACTCGAAGAAAAAGTAGTTGACGAATTAACTACGCAAACATGTAAATCATGTGATATCGAAAAGCCACTTTCTGAATTTTTTAAAAATTCCGCAAAAGCTAACGGTCATGATGCAAAGTGCAAAATTTGTAGGAGGCAAAGAAATAAAGAAGTCACTGGATTAAATATTGAAGCTCGACAAGAGAGTAGCCGGAATTATTATCTGAATAATAAAGAATCGATCATAGAAAAAAAGCATGCGTATTATGCTGAAAATAGAGAAAGAATAATTAAACGGAAAGTTGAATATCAACAGAAGAATAAAGAAACTATCACTAAACGACAAAAGGAATGGAGGTTAAAGAATTCATCACATGTGTCTGAAAAGTCAAAACTCGATAGAGAACTGGTTAAACAGTCTTTATTTGAACTTATAGGTCACGTTTGCGTTATTTGTGGTGAATCTGAACCAAGGTTCTTAACTACAGATCATAAAAATAATGATGGTCATTTACATAGAGTTCATGGTTCCATAGGTTGGAAAAGGAAAATTCTTCTCGGTGAACTCGATCATCATGATTTCCAAACGATGTGTCACAATTGCAATTCTAGTAAATATAGAGTAAACCCTGTACACCATCTATCTAATAAACCAACATTCGGAATAAGTAAAACTTGCAATCTTTGTGGGGAGGAAAAAGATTTATCTTTTTTTAACTCCCAAACATCCCATGAGAAAAATAGGTGCCTTGTTTGTGTCATGTCTGTGAAACGTGATAGGATAAACAGTATTTTAAAGTCTTTTGGTGGTAAATGTGCTTGTTGCGGCGATGACGATTTAACTCATCTTTGCATCGACCATATCAATAATGATGGGAGTTTGAAAAGAGAAGAAGGCGATGGATCAGGCGTTGATATATTATCCAAATTATCAAGGGGGTTGCTTAACAAAGAAGAATATCAAATATTATGTTTCAACTGCAATTATAGTAAACATGAAAACGGTGGAACTTGTATTCACAAGACTACAAATCAATCCATCTTAACCCCCACCTATCGTAATCCAGATAGAGAATCACATGAACTCAAAGACTTCGAGTTCGATTCCGTCAAATTCAAAATTCTTGAACACGAAGACGGTATCCGGGATTTTCTTAATAAATTTCATTATGGGGGTTTTGGTAGAAATTCTAGCCATGTTTATTTATTTAAACTTAATGGGGAGATTGTCGGGGTCGCTAAATTTGCTCCTCCAGTTCGCCAGGGTATCGCCCCTAGGTTTAAACTCAATAATGACCAAGTTATGGAACTCGACAGATTCTGCATTCATCCCTCATATCACAAGAAAAACTTCGCATCATATGCAATGTCTAAAGTCATTAAGCTTTTCAAATCCGATTATCCCGAAGTCAAAAAATTGGTGTCATTTGCTGATCCGAGATTTGGTCATTCAGGAACCATATATCAAGCTTCAAATTGGACATTTGATGGTAAAACAACTAGAAGTTATTTTTATGAAAATGATTCGGGTCAAGAAATAAATAAGAAAACTTTATATGGGTACGCAAAGAAAAACAACATGAAGGAAGCTGAGTGTGCTTCAAAACTCGGTTATAAGAAAGTACATACTCCGCCTAAACATAGGTATTTCTTTGATTTGTAACTTTTTTATTCTTTACAGTTAACATGAAGCCCTCGCAAGTTGCCACTGAGCTAAGAAAAATTGCTGCCGCTATCGAGGCGTCGAAGACGCCTGATAAGGCGAGGGTCGCCTCAGCCATAAAGGGTCTTGTAAAAAAGATCGCTACAAAGACAAAAATTTATGATGTGAAAATTGAAGAAGGTGATGTTGATTTCATAACTGCAAAGTGTGGTGGTGAATCACACTCTGCAATTTTTTCAACTGATGAATTACAAAATGGTGTTTTAGAGAATGTTGTTGGTGATGAGGATCTATTAAGAGATATTCTGATGTATTGGGATGGTAGCAATGAATTTCAGTATGAAGTTAAAATTGCAAGCAAAAGCTAGTGAAGACGACAACCAATATTTTATAAAAAGCATCATTATTATACGTGAAATGATGAAGACTTGTACGAGACAATGTGGCATTAGTCATAGTGTTCGACGAGAGTCTGCGTTGATTAAATTAACAGTTAATAACTAATTTTCATGTATTATTCTTTTAATTTTCATTATGTTTTATGAATTTTGGTAAAATTGCCACTAAGATCGCCAGTGAAGACGACAACCAATATTTTATAAAAGGTAGTCTATCTTTCGAAGTTCATTTTTCGGGCGATGTTGATAAGAATGCTCTCCAAGAAAAACTTAAATTTGAAATAGAAGCTGCCGTAGAGTCAGCTCTTAATATAACGAAAAACGAATACGGACTTGATAGACATTATGCTTCGGCGGATAATTTAGAGTTAAAAATCACATTTAAGCCTGGTATTATTCCTTATGGCTATGGTTACTAAAAAATTTCCTCTTTCCGGCGAGACCCTCACCCGCATATCCGAGTATGATGCATCTTTGACGCATTGGTCCGTTGAGTATGTTCGTCGTAAGCATGAACTCGACGAACTCGACGCAAGAATAAAAACCATTAATCAGGCTAAGGTTCAAACTGTCCAGAAGGTTTTGTCCGATGAGGACCTCGATAAATCTAAAATACAAAGACTATCGGTTGAACCTGGTGAAAACGGTGGATATTCACTTCACGTCTTAGTCGAAGAAGACTAAATTTGTTTCAATTCTTGATTAAATCTTTTTATTATGCCAGCTCCTGCTGATAGACCTCCCCATATACTGGAACAGGACTATTCGGCCTCTCCTTTACCTCCTTTGAATTTTTCTTGTCAGTCTGGTCTTGAACCTGGAATTATTGATTTAAGATGGGATGACCCGTCAAGTTTATTTCAAAATTCCAGGTTCCAAATAATAGGCGTTAATATTTATAGGGCTTTCGATTCTCCTTATGGTGATTTTCAAAAATTAAATTTAATTCCGGTTTGCAGTAACTTTTGGAGAGACGAAACTATTACCGCTCTTTCTTTGGAAGAAGATGTATCGAACTCATTTGTATATAAGGGAACTACTGACCCTGATGCCCAATGGGTTTTTCAAACTAGATACAAACCGATCGTCATCCAGCCTTGGCTTGGTGAAGCAGACTGCGCTAGCCTTAATGTTTACGTCACAATTGATGGTGTTGTGGCTTCCATAGATTCCATAGACTCAACTTCTGGTCAAGTTCAAATAAGAAATTATGGTTCTTTTGATCCTGTTTCCCAAAAACCTATTCCTCCAGTAGTCCCGAATGAAAATAGTGTTGTTTTAGCAACTTATCGTTATAAAAATAATATTGTGAAAACTAACATGGGGCAGAGAGTGTATTATAGACTAACTTCAGTTTGTGTTGATTCTAGTGGTAATGAAGTTGAAACTTCACTCAGTAAATCAGCTATATCCAATAATTACGAAACTGAACAGCTTGACTGGATATGGAGAGAAGCTGTAAGAAGGAATAAATTCCTTCTCTACCAAGGTGGGGAAAGGGTAAAAGTTTATATTCGAAAGAATTTTGGAATTAGATGTGGTTGTTATTCTTCTACGCATAGACAGCCGCAATCTGATTGTTTACTTTGCTACGCCACCGGATTCATAGGTGGTTACGACGGTCCTTACGATATAATAATAGCTCCCGATGACTCAAATAAAGCTCATAAATTAACAAATAGGGGACAGACGTTATCACACGAACAAGATACTTGGACTAGTCCTTCACCTCTATTGTCTCAAAGGGATTTCATTTTAAAATTGAATGGTGACAGATATTCGATAGGTTCGGTTAAAATGCCAACTGCTAGAGGCATGCAACTTCAGCAGTTTTTTATAATATCACACATTGATGAACAAGATATAAGAAGTAAAGTTCCTATTATAAATACTTCCCGTCTTTATTCTCCTCAAACAAGATTCACTATTCCGGGTGAAGGTTCTTCGAACCCTATGGTTTCGGAAAGATCCGCTATCCCTGATGAACGTGAATTTCGTGGTAACACTGTAACTTTTGAAAATACTTACCGTAGATGAGCATCGAGAAATCACTCCTCCAAATTTCAAAACAGATTATTTCTTCAATAGTTGAAGAAATAGCTAAGGATGGCATTGATTTGCTTGATAAATTATTGGTGTCCGAAGGTATTACCAAATTTGAACATTTAAAACATTATGAAGTTTTAGCTAATATAACGAATAATGTAATAGAATTCGAGATAGTATTTGACATCGAGGGCATAGATTTAGAAAACTCTGATATAAAAGTAGAAGAATCTGACGAAGAGGAAGAGCCGAAACCCGACAAAACTTTCAGAAAAAAGCCTTTAGGCGGAGTTCAGAGAGTTCTGAGAAGAGGTTACGGTGCCGTTGACGCTAGAAAGCGTTACGGCGATGGATTGAATGATGGGCGCCGAAGGGTTCTTGACGCCAGAGAGACTTCATCTCACCGTGACTTTAAAAGAAAAATTAGTGCGACCCCTAAGTCTATGCTTCTTACTAGGCAAGGCAAGTTAATAATTAAATCTAACTCTTATATGGCAGCCCGCAAAGAGGAGTATGAGGCTGAAAATAAAGAATTCATTTACAAGTCTAAACAACTTGAAGGTATAATAGGAAGATTTGCGAATAGAGTATCGGATTTAGTGGCGAATGAGTTTTCATCAGCCATAAGAGATCTGATAGAAAAGAGTTTGTGATGTTTAAAATAAAAAATCGTTTGAACACTTCTTTGGCAATAGAAGACATCGGAGTAACTTTAACTGGTGGAGGTGAATCTATAATATCAGATCATCAATATTCATCTTCTCAAGATGTTCGTAGACTTTCCCATTATATATCAGTTCATCCTATCAATACCACAAAGGTTGTCCACTCTCAAGTTCTTCGCAAAGAAGAAGTTACTCAACCGCCGCCGCCTCAGATCATCAATAATATGGTAATTAAAAATGAACCTGATAATGTTAAAGAGTCTAAAGTAGACGCTCTTATGAACAGACTTGAATCCATGATATCGTCTTTAGAGAAGACTATGCAAAACGCTTCTGGTAATTTCCAGCCAAGCCAGTCATCCCGACCAGAACAAGCTGTCGATAATAGTATGCCAATATTCATACCCAGCCAAATTACCCCGGAAAATAGTGAAGTCAATTTTAATGCCGAAGAGAAGAAGGTTGAAGGAAACCACGAATCTATAAACGCTCTCAAAAATTTGAGAGGTAAAAAACCAAAAATTTGAATCTTGAGTTTTTTATTTTTTTATTTTCTATAATTTTCATGAGGCCCTCGCAAGTTGCCACTGAACTCCGTAAAATTGCTGCCGCTATCGAGGCGTCGAAGACGCCTGATAAGACGAAGGTCGCTTCAGCCATAAAGGGTCTTGTTAAAAAGATCTCATCTGAAGTTCCCTCAGTTGTATCTATCGATATAAATAACGGCGATTATTCTGCTATGGACCTTGTTTATGAAATGAAAGAAGGTTTAAAGGTTAGCGGTAGTATTTGGGCAGCTTTTACTGACTCAGTTTTTGTTGCTATTAATTCAGACCCGAAAAGTTTAAAATCCAGTAGTCCTGTTGACGTCCTGGGATCTGGATCAAAAACTTGGGATGAAGTCGAAGGATTTGATCAGAAGTCGTTCAAAAAATATTCTTCTATGAAAGAGTTTTTACAAAAAGAAGACACTATTATTTGGTTTTGCTCCCATGGAGCATTTCATTCAAATGATATTATTGAAGGCTTAGAAGAATCAGGAGTTTCTGATTTAGCTGAATCTTTCCGTGAATATGAGAATTCCAAATATTAAAAAATAAAAACTTTGATGTAACTTGATTATCGAAATGTCTAAAAACGAAATCTTTGGTGTTGGTCTAGACTGTGGAACTATGAACTTCGTGGCTGCACGAAGTTCAGAAAAGAAAGTTTCCATTAAAAGAGTTAGGGATGCTTTCCTTGATTTGCCTATTGAGCACAAGAGGATGCTCAAGCTCAGCAACACTGCTTTCGTAGAAATTGATGGTTCTCTTTATGTTATTGGTGATGACGCATTAGCTTCTGCGAATCTTTTCAACAAAGAAATCCGCAGACCCCTCGCAGGCGGTGTTGTTTCGTCCGGTGAAGTTGAGGCTCAGAAAGTCATCGCCATTATAATTAACAATCTCATCGGGAAGCCGAAGTCCCCGAACGAAAAATGCTGTTTCTCTGTTCCGGCCCCGGCAATTGATATTGCCGGTTCCAATACCATTTATCACACCAGCATTCTCAAAAAGATAATCCAAGAAACTGGTTACGACCCGGAGCCAGTTAATGAAGCGCTCGCTATAGTTTATTCCGAAGGTTCATCCACAAAATTCTCCGGTCTTGGGATATCATATGGATCTGGTATGACAAATGTTTGTTTGTCATACAACGCGATGAGCGCTTTGGAATTCTCGCTCGGGAGAGGTGGTGATTGGATTGATGCTGGAGCTTCAAGTGCTTTAGGGATCACAGCTTCGAAGGCTTGTCATATTAAAGAGTCGGGGGTTAACATCTTGAACCCAAGGGGAAGAGAAGCTGAAGCGATTTCTTTCTACATTTCTAATCTTATCGAATATACAATAGATAAGATTATTTCTCAATTTCATAGAGCAAAGTCTGAATTTCTTCTTTCCACTCCCATTCCCATTATTGTTTCTGGCGGAACTTCCATGGCTTCGGGCTTCATGGATAAATTTACTGAAATCTTTGAATCCAAGAAGTCAAAATTTCCGATTGAAATATCGGAAATCAGACAGGCATCTGACCCTATGCACGCTGTTGCTCTCGGTCTCCACACTGCCGCTCAAATGAGCGATTGAGTTTTTTATATCACGGAGTTTTCATGAGGCCCTCGCAAGTTGCCACTGAGCTAAGAAAAATTGCTGCCGCTATCGAGGCGTCGAAGACGCCTGATAAGACGAAGGTCGCGTCAGCCATAAAGGGTCTTGTAAAAAAGATCGCTAACTCCCCCATATTGAAAAAAGAAGTTCTTCCTGAGGAAGACCCCAGATGGGAAGAGTGGAGAGTCACAAGCCAAACTCCTGATGGGCAAGAGCACACTTATAAAATAAGCCTTGAAAAAGATGGTAGAGATGCGGATTGGGTTCGTGAAAGTGATGGGGATATAGACCAGGAAGAAGAGACGGAAATTATTATGTCTATGATAGAAGAGTTAGGTCATCCCAGTACCCGTGAGTGATTAACTCCATTTTGCGTGCAACTCGCTGTTTTCCACAGGGCGAGTTGCACGCAAAATTTCAGTGTCCGAAGTTATACCCAAATTTATATACTACACCCATTTATCAACATGAAGTGTGAAGCCGAGTTTTGGTTTGGCTTTACTTTTTCACCATTTTCTTGATATATCGCTTCAATAGTTTTGAATTTACGAATGTAATATCTTGAATGGAAGTTTTTGATGAAGATCTTTGGGTACTTATACTCAGCACCATTCGATACTCTCTTGGTAGAAGTACCTATATGACAAGTTATTCTTTAGATCTTCTTTTCAAATATTCGAAAGCTCTTAGTAAGTCTCAACTTATTCAAGTAGAAAAAGAGATAATAAAGGAAATCCTTCGTTTTAGGAGAACTAAAAGAAAGATTTCCGACCATAAAATCTGGCTTAACGGAGCTTTGAAAATAGGAAGAATCCGTCGAGGTTTTTATAGTAACGTAAATTCGTGAAGAATTGGCTAACAAACGCCACTAAAAAGAAAATAATAAACGAAATCAAAGGCGTACTTTATACTCACCCAAAGTATAGAAACGATGTAAATAACGTCCAAAATAAATTTTCCTTTGATGAAAGACCTCAAAGAGGTGTTATAATAAATGGTACTTCGGCTGAAAGAGTTCGTCTTTCAGCCGATAATTATATGGGAACTCTGTCATCATTTTGCATGTTAACTTATTTTGACCAAAAGCCAAGCTATTCTATAGAATGGGTTAAAGAAAATAATAATGAGCTTGAGAGATTGGACCCGAGAAGAACAAAATTTCCTTCTCAGCCGGGGAGTTATATAATAACCGTCGACAAATTACCGGACAAAGCTAGACAAGTTCCAGGGGAATTTTCAGTAACTCCCCATTACACTGTTCATGGTGAACCTGTCATATTTTTCACCAGTACATCTAGCACTGAAGGTCAAATATCAAGAGATAAGATATACCCTGGTTCTCTTAGATTATGGCTTGATAATAGAAAACAGTTGATAGTCAATACTGACTACACAATAAATTATGATACTGGAGAAATTTTATTCCTCAAAGATGTTCCTATTGGATATAGCGTCCATGCAGATTATCGCTACGAAGGTTTTACTACAAAGTCTCACTATTTTGATTATGAAGGCACCAATATTTCAGCAATTCCCGGATGCGTAATATGTTTCGGCGATAGAATTGAAATATGTGACAAACACATTATAGTAATAACTGATGAGAGAACAGACGTTGCAAGAATATACGGTGGAAAATTTGAAGTTTCTCTTGAACTTATAGCTTTTTCCAGAGACTCCGAGGATAGAGAGAAGTTTTCCGACTTCATAATTCATCAACTTTGGGATAGACAAAGTTCACTCGGTTATGAAGGAATTGAACTTATAGACCTTTCTCCTGGTGGAGAAAACGAAGAAGTATATAATGAAACTGATGATAGCTATTTTTATGAAAGTTCAATTTCACTTTCTCTTCGCGTAGATTGGGAGACCTGGATTCCCCTCCCGGCTGTTGTCAGTCGCACTGAACTTGTATCCAAATCTGCTGAAGATGAAAAAGGATGGCTTGATGGAACTTTGGATTTGGATCTTGTGAAGACTTCAAATTTACTCAATTCACAGTCTCTGCCAGTTTTAATAGGTAAACACCTTTCTTTTGAGAGAATTATTTAGTATAGTTTTACATGCCTGTTTATGAGTATGAATGTCACGAATGTGGAAATTTATTTGAAGAACTAATAATGGGTTCTGAAAATGTTCAAAAGTATAAAACCGAACACCCTTGTCCGATTTGCACGTCTTCATCTCCCAGAAAAATGGTGAGTTTGGTTTCTTTTAATTTTAAAGGTGGGACCGTCGGAAATAGCGGAGTCCATGATGTTGACTATCCTTCTTTAGATAAAGCTGTTGGTAGATCTTCAAAGTCTAAGTGGGAGAAGATACAACAGCAAAAAGCTGAGAGGTCGAAAATAAGACAGAGTTTGGGAACAAATTCTCTTAGTCAGACACCTGACGGCAAACTTATGAAGGCCGATAGCAGCACATTAGAAATTAGGAATAAAGCAATAAATTTATACAATAAAGCTAAGCAGTAGCTATTCTTTTTTATTTTAGTCTCCTTATGAATTTTTGGTTTCAGGTAATACTGAAACCAAAAACCGATACTTTATACTTACTAAATACATAAAATCTTTTTAAAGGAAGAATTTCAAATGGCGATTGGTCCCTTCCCCACCTACACTCCTCCTGGTGTGACTGTTTCTACTTCTGCTGATCCCTCTGCGGCTCAGAACCTTGGTGGAATTCGAGTTCCCGTTCTTATCGGTGTCGGTAAGGAGACCTTATCGCAATCCAACTATGAAATGGTGAGAGGTTCCAGCAGTGTAGCTGATACTCCCATTTTTGGTGAGGACGTTACTGGTAGATGGGTTTCTGGTGGAACTCTTTCAAACCCTGTTTTAGGTAACCAGGATGGTTCCAAAACTCAGTTTAAGGTAAGAAACGTTCCTATAGTGGACGGTTCGGGTCGTGGTCTCACCACGTTCGATGTTACCAAGGTTTCTGTTACTGTCAATAACGAGTCTGTTATAGTTTCGTCCGTCGACGGCGTAAACGGCTTGGTGACCATCTTGGTTCCACCGAATGAAGATGATGTTGTTCTTGTTAATTATTTCTTCCACCGAAAAGACGTAAGAATAACTGACAATCTTTCCCAGCAAATAAGCGCTGGCCTTGCTATTCTTACCGCTCCCAAAGCTGAGCCTTACTCTGTTGTATCGGGAACCAACGACACTCTCACTTTAGTGGTGAACGATCTCACCACCTACTCTGTCAATTTAACCGCCGGTACGAGCCGTCCTGCTGCGGATGTTGCTAATGACGTCAACGCTGCTAACATCACCGGTTTGACTGCTTCGATCCACGTTGATGCTGACGGCTTGAATCACGTCAGATTGACCGCTGCCGGGAATATAACGATAAGTAGTGGAAATGCCAACGGCGTTTTCGGGTTTAATCCCGGAGTTTCCACTTCCCGCAACAAGTCTTTCAGAACCTTCCAAGGTCCTATTGTTGATGGTTCCGATGGCGGAATCATAACGACTGACATTACGAAGGTTAGCGTTTTGGTGAACGGACAGGTTGTTATTGCATCGTCGGTTGACGGTCTTAATAGCTTGGTGACTCTCCCGTTCGCTCCGACTGACGGTTCGACTGTCAACATCACCTATTATTTCAATACTTTCCAAGACACTTTTGACTACCTTCCGAATACCAACATTGTGAATGTTGGGAACGTCGGAATTGGTCCGGGTCGTCGTGATTATATCAATGGTCAAGATTTCGTTGTTACCAATGATGGTGATCAGTCAAGAATTCAGTGGGGGGCGACTTTCAACGTTTCCTCCGGCGTTCAGACTGGAAATACCGCTTTCAACAGCACCCAAATAGTTGGTTTGCTTGTTGATAATCGTGTTTATGGTTCTGAGTGCTCCAGATTCGTAGATCCGGTTTTGAACTCGGTTTCTACGAGCAAGTTCGTTCTTCCCCTGACCCCCACCACTGGAAATGGTAGAGATACGCCCCTTGGTGTCTCCCTTTATCAGACTGTTACGAACGGAAGAATTGACCTTCCGACCAACAGACCCGATCTTGTCATAGTTCATGTTGGTAAGAACTGGAGAGATGCCAGTTCCAGACCTCCTGTAGCTGTGACTGAAGTTGACGGAACTAACAACACAGTCACGTTGAAGAGCCCGGTTCCTGCTGATTATAAGGCTTTCGCTACTTTCTGGTATAACAGAATAGTAGATGATACCTATACTTTCAGCGTTGTGACTCCTGGACCTTCTTCTATCGGAACTTACACGATAGCTTCCGCTCTCACTGGCGTAAACCTTTACGGAACCAAGTTCGGAACCAAATCCGGCCTTCCTGAAACCATTCAGTGGCCTTCCGGCTCTGAACAGGCTCCTGACGTCATCCACACTGGAGCCGGAAATCCGACTTCGGAGACCGTCACGGTCACGTTCTCTAACGCGTTGAATCCCGCGACCCACGCTTCTTTCTCTAATGGGAAGCAGGAGCCGTACGACATCTACGCTTACAGCCAGAACTTTGGTGGCGTAGTAATCGACGGAAATGCACCGGTAACTGTTAACCTTTCTACCGCATTCCGAGCCCTTCTTTTGGGTAATCCGGTAGCTTCGGTTACTCCATTGTCGACTGACAGATTGCTTCTTGTGATCGACGGGATTACCCTTGCTCCCATCGACATTTCGGCTGCTACGACTCTTTCGGACGTTGCTACAGCTATAAACGCTGCGGTCGATGCCGACACTCAGGTTCACGCGGACGGTTCCGGAACGTTCCTTTCTTCCGCTCCCAACGCTCTGGCCTCGGTCCTTTCTTACGGTTCAGAAAACGCCATCGTGATTCGTGGACGAAGCGTTCCTTCGTTCACCAATGGTCTCGTTTCTTCTGTTCTCGTTCTTCCTCCGACTGGATCTGGACAGACTGATGGATCGACCAAGATTGGTCTTTCTCCGAACGCAAGCGCTCAGGGTTCTTATAACTCCATAAATCAGGTTGCTTCTTACGTCGCGACCAAGACGGCGCCGTACAATGTGACTGCCGGAGTCAATGATTCCGTCCAAATCAACGTTGACGGTGTTGACGTAACTGCCACCATTCCGTCTGGAAGTGCTGTAACGCTTAATGACGTCGTAACTTCCATCAACGACGTCTACATCGAATATGCTTCGGCTGCCGATGTTGCGACTTACACGGCTGATGTCATCGCTCTTGCCAACAACCTTAGAACGAAGTATGAAGCTCACAGAGTTTCTACTGTGTTCCATGTCATAGCAGATGCCGTTAACACCATATCGGCGCCTGTTGCCGTTACGCTTGGTGACTCTCTAACGCTCTTAAATGATATAAAGACCAAGTTCAATCTTCACTTGAGTCAAGCTGGTATCCATCAGCTCGACGACACTCTGAATGTCGTAACAACTGCTAACGCTTCGAATTTGGTTACTGCTGTTAGACTCGCCAATGATCTCAAAGATGCGTTCAATCTCCACTTAACGCAGCGTGGCGTTCATGGTAAGGACGACGCAACCAATACTCTGACCCCCGCGTCGGCGCCGGTTATTGAATCTGACTGCTACCCAATCCTCAATGACTTGAAGGCCAAATATAACGCTCACCGCGTTTTGGCTTCTGCTCACTTGACGAGTGATACTGTCAACATAATCACAGCCACCAATGCTGTTGACAGTCCTACCGCCCTTGCTCTCGCGAATGAGCTTAAGGCCGACTTCAATCTTCACTTACTGCAGTCCGGTGTTCACGTTGTTGATGATGTAACCAACAACATCACTTCGGCGAACGCGACCAACTCTGGTACTCTCATAACTCTTACTACTGAACTCCAGACCAAGTATCCTCTCCACTTGGCTGAAATTCAGGGAATCTACCACGTCCACGGCACCAACGACACGACCAACCCTTCCGCTTTCTTCCTCAACGAACTCGTTGCGAGAACCGGCCAGGGAATCAATAGCGGTAAATTGGTTCTTACCTCCAGAATCAACACCGTAAACTCGTTGATAACCATCAAGACCTCCGGTAACGCGAATTTGGTTCTCGGTCTTGAGCCCGGTCTCACGGTTCAGAGAAGTCAGCCGACTGCCAAGAAAATCGCTAACGCGTTAAACGCAAATTCTTCTTTCTCCAGCTTGGCTTTTGCTTACCAAGTTCCGGTCCAGGGTCTCGGAAATTACCTGACCGTCAATTCCAGATCTACTGGAAACAGCTCCACCGTTGCATTCAGTTCGGTTGCCAACTCGGCTCTGATTGAAGACACTGGTTTGGGGATTGTTGTTGGATCTTCGGGCGATATTGGTGAGAATGCTCAGTCCGGATTCACTGTGGCTTCTTCTCAGGGTCTCTTAGGTTCTCACGGAACTGGATTCCCTGGTCAGACCTACACGGATTCGACCACGGGCCTGAGATTTACGGTTCTCCCGGCGTCTTCTGGTGATTATACGAGCGGAGGAAGCTTCACTCTCGTAGTTAACCAGACTTTCGTAACCGATGCTTCGCTTCCGATTCGTGCAGTGAATGGTGTAGAACTCACAGTCTACAACACATTCAATATGAATCCTGGAACGACTTCCTTGGTGAGAACCTACGATAGATCTGGTATTGAGCCCCAGGTAGGAGATGTTTACTACATTTCCTACGACTACGCCAAGAGCGATATCTCGACTCAGCTCTACAGAGACTCGAAGAAGATAATTCAGGCTTTCGGATCCCCGACCCCTGATAGTCCTCTTTCTCTCGCGGCTCGCATAGCTCAGTTGAACGGTGCCGTTGTTGTTGGTCTCAAGCAAGTCTTTAGATCCGCCAATAGCAGCCAAGCTCCGGTTTCTGCTTACATCTCTGCAATTGATGAGCAGAAAAAGAAGATTGGTGGTTCTACCCCTGCTGACGTCGTTATTCCTCTGACTTCGAATACTCAGGTGTTTGGTTACCTCAACCAGCACTGTGTGTTCATGAGCGCTCCTCGTCAGGAGGGCGAGCGTACTGGCGTTGTTGGTGTTGCTACCGGAACTTCTCCTCTTGGAGTTCAGTCCATAGCAAGATCTTTGAACTCGGAACTCGTAACTGTCGTTTACCCTGACTCTTTCGTAATCTCGGTCCAGGATTCTCTTGGTAATTTGGTTGATCAACTCGTTGATGGAACTTACGCCGCCGCTGCTTACGCCGCCTCGACCTGTAATCCGACCTTTGATGTCGCCAGCCCTCTTACCAGAAGGTCCATACAGGGATTCCGAAGAATCGGAAGAGTTCTTGACCCGACTGAAGCCAACCAAATCGCGGTTAACGGCGTAACGATCATTGAGCAGGTTCAGGCTGGTCTCAGAGTTCGACACGCTCTTACCACGAACGTTGACTCGGTTCTCACGAGAACTCCTTCGGTCGTCCTTACCATCCAATACGTACAGAAGGTTCTCCGTCAGGTTCTCGACCCTTACATCGGACAGAAGTTAACCGGTAACCTCATCAAGAGCGTTGAGACCGCCATTAGTGGCGCTTTCACCACTCTGATCGATCAGCAAATCGTTACTTCCGTTGCTGGTATTGAGGTGGCTTCTGACGAGAACGACCCAACGATACTCAGAGTATCTGCTATCTACGTCCCGGTCTTTCCGCTTGAATACATCGTGGCCACTTTGAGTGTCCGCGTTAGATCCTAAGTGTAAAGTTTAAGTGACTGAAAAATTCGCCTCCCACCATTGTTTATGTGGTTGGGGGGCGAATTCGTCTTCTACTTTAAAAAGACATTTTAAGAATTGTGAAGTTTGGAAATCAAGAGATAAAGATCTTGTTAAGCTAAATAGAAACAAGGAAACTCTTATAAAGAAATATGGTTCCACAAACCTTTTAGACATTCCTTATTTCAAAAGTAAAAAGAAATGCCTGTTTTGTTTAAAAGAAAATTGTCAAAGTTGTTCAAATATTTCCGAAGATTATGAAAATTTAGAAATTACTCATTCTAAGAGAAGCTATTTTTTATTTTTAAACTCTGTACCATATCGCAATATGGATAATAAATTAACATACATGAAATATGGGTATTCTTATCCAAATATAAAACCAATTTCTAGGAAAAATGTTATAGCTAAATGTGAATTTTGTGATTCTACTTTTGAAACAAAAATGTGTAATATAACGAATTCTGTTAATGGTGCTTGTAAAAAATGTGACGCTTTATCTTCATCTTATAAAGATCAAACCGTATCTAAAAGTCAATTCCACAAAGATTTTATTGAGAGAACAAAACCAAAGTTAAACCCGAATTTACTTGCAAAGGAAACTTTAGAAAAATTCGGGTATGATGTCGAATCTTTAAATTTCAAAACAGCTAAGAAAGTTTGCGCTTTATGTGATTATTGTAAATCTCAGTTTGACTTATCTTTTTCTAAATATACTGAAAAATATGAAGATTTGTGTTGCAATAAAAAAGAATGTAAAAGAGCAAAAACTGTAAAAACTTTAGAAAGAAAATATGGAGTAAAATGCACTTTATCGATTCCAGGATCAAGTAATAAAATTCCTTCTACTGAAAAAATTGTTATGGGTTTGCTTGAAAACAGGTATAAAGTAAATTACCATCATAATTATAATATAGGTCCTTACTCTTTTGACTTTTTCCTTCCAGATCATAATTTGCTCATAGAGTGCCAGGGTGATTATTTTCACAATTTTAAAGAGTATGGATACTTTGGTAATCCTCGTGATAGGTCGAAGTCTTCTTATGTTGAGAATAATACGAATCACAAACTTCTTTGGATTTATGAACACGAAATCCACTTAGGCAAGCTCTCCAAAATTCTTGATAATAAATTATATCATAAGGAGTCCGAGTCTTTTGATTTTGAGCTTAAAAATATTGAATTCAAAAAATGCCCAAATCATGAAGCCCACGAATTCCTTTCTTTATACCATTATCTTGGGAATTTAGGTTCAGTTGTTACATGTTATGGTGGATATCTTGATGGGAAACTTGTTGTTTTATCTGCTTTCAGCGGAGTTGGTAGAAATCAAACAATAAAAAGTATTAATGATAAAACCGGGTCCAAATTCGGTCCGAAAGATATAAGAGAACTTAGAAGATTTTGTGTTCATCCAAGCTATCATCTGAAGAATTTGAGCAGCTTTTCCTTAAGAAAATTTTTGAAGCTTTTGAAAATAAATAATAAAGAAATCAAAGCTGTGGTTAGTTATTCGGATCCTAATGTTGGTGATAACGGCACCATATATTTAGCTTCGAATTGGACTAAACTTGGTGAATCTCCGCCATCATATCACTATTTAGATGTTGAAAATAATAGAATAATAAATAAGAAAACAGTTTGGGATATGGCAAAAAATTCCCACATGTCAGAGAATGATTTTTATAAGGACGCGGGTTTAGTTCGAGTCGAAGAAAATCTTAAAAAAGTCAGATGGCTGAAAACTATGTAATGTTTTTATGGCTTGTTATGATCCAGTTGAAGATATATTAGTTATTAGATGTCCGAATTTTACTGGCGAAGTCATGTCTGTTGATAAAGACCAAATTTGTTTTTATCACCAGTTGGATTCTAAGGGTAATCTTTGTGCAGTAATAATGACTGTGGCTTGTCTACCTGCCAGCACTAGAATGGTAACTGATTACCCGGATTATATAAAAGAAAGATTAAATGACTGGGCTCTCACTGTCAACATTTTTGAAGGTCTTGAATTTAATGGTCTTCATAATGAAAAGTCTCTAAGAGATTTTCTCGATAGATTTCTTTCGGAAAAGAAGTATTATGTCATAGATAATATTATCAAGTTATACTCTTCTTTCCCTCCAAGGAAGAGATATTTATCTATTATAGTGGATCACACCTCCGAGTATAAAGATAAACTCAAATATCATCATTTACTTTTAAGTGTAGAACAATCGAGTATTTGAAATGTAATATTTGAAATGATCGACCAAATTTCTTCAACCGAATGGTTGAAACTCGTAGTTAGAAGTTCTTCAAATCTCAAAGCGGTTGAAGCCGCACAAAATACCCTGAACAGTTATGAACAGTATACCCAAACTCTCAAACGTTATTTGAACGGACAGAGGAGATCTCTTTGGGATCTCATGGCCGGAATTGAAAATGGTCGAGATATAGAAGATAAGGGAATTGCCACTATCAATTTTAAGGGGTATGAATTCAATTTTCACGTTTTCAAGGAAGCTTGTTTTCGTCGTGGAAAAGTTCCATCACCGGATGCAATTGAATCTGGTGTAAATGCTCCATACAGAATGCCCCAAAAGCAAAAATGGGGAAATGACTGTCTCAAAACCTGATAAGGATCATGACCAATGTCTTGGAAAATCTAAAAAAGCTTGAAGCTCGAATTGATGCTGTGCGAGGTGATAAATGAAAATGAAAATTGAAGAACGAAATTTCTGGCGAGCACGAGAAATCCGTTTGGAAATGCAGATATTATCCACTCGGTTGACAAACCTATCGGTTGAGCTTGGTAGTTTATTAGTAATTCCGGAACCATCAAAACCATTTAACCGGGAAAAAGTATCATATACAAATGGGTTTACGAATGCTTGTGACCTGACTCCTGAGAAGCTCGCGAAAGCTGTAGAAGCTAATGCAGTTTTGACCTGCGATGGCCGTCCGGTTTGGGTGTTCAATGATTGGTTAGACAGTGTTGAATAACATTCTTTATATACTAACAGGATTCATTTGGGCATATTTTATTTGGTCCACGTTTTGTACCTATAAAATAATTCGTTCAAAGAATAGAAGGGATGCTCGCTACTGGGCTTCCAAAGTATGGCCGGATTAATGACTAAGCCAACTTTCTAAAAGATCGTTTAAATTCTTACTTAACTCCCCATCCCATTCCTGCGTAACGCGAATTCCACGTGCTTCAAGATAGAGTTCACCATCTTGTGCACCCATCTTGACAGGTTCTCCAAGAACTTGTGTATCACCTGATTCCCAATTCGGGTTCGTTGAACGCATCCACTTCGGGAATATTTTTGTTTTAATTGCACTTGCTAATTCTTGATTTGAAGAAGAAGCTAAAGCAGCCATTTTTCTAACAAACTTTTCTTTTCCACTAATCATAACATTTAATATCTATTAAATACTTATTAAATGTTATGATATAAATAAATCTTTTTTGCTTATTGCGGATGATGATTTATTGGATACCAATTTTATTAATAACAATATCCATAAATTCATGGCTTAGCTGTAACTTACACCGTGGAAGTCACTATTCTGTTATTATGTATCTAATGGGACTTGTTCCCACTTGGACGATTGTTGCCTCTTATTCTAAAGACATCTTGAAGGATGCGATAATTTATGACTTAATACTTGTTATTATGTACCCATTATTGATAGGATACTTCAGTAATTCATTTTTTGAGATATCATATACTAAAATGACTGGTTTCGCCATTACGATTTTTGGTATAGTAATATTCGTTGTGAATAAATAATTTCAATAAAATTGTACCGCTTTTTAATAATCTTCTTTTTACGATTTGTTGTGTCATGCTAAGCAAAAACGCAAACCTAATATTGGACTATCTGAAGTCCAATCCAGGTTCCAACGTAACTAGCATCTCCAATTCTTTAAAAATTCACCATTCTGTTATAACTAGAGAAATTCGTGAACTCGAAATAGATAAAGTCTTATTTTCTAAAAAGTCAAATAATACTGTAGGATGGTTTGTCAATAGCCAGTCTGAAGAAATTGTTCAAAAGAAACTTCGAAAGTTTCAAGAAAAAGACTTAAAATCTCAAATTTCAGAACTCTCAGATAGGTTAATAGAAGAAAGACTAAAAAATAAATTTCACGATGAATTGTCCTCTCAACCAATCGAGAGGACAATCTTTATAAATCAAAGAGAAAGGCACGAAAGAGAAGGTGCCTTGGTTGTTATGGGTTCGGATTGGCATATAGAGGAGACTGTTGACTCTGAAAGTGTTGGCGGTTGCAATTCATATTCTCTTGATATTGCAAAATCAAGAATCAAAAGAATGTATGAAGGAGCCCATTGGCTTCTTGCTCACCATAGATCATCTTATAAAATTCGAGACGTTGTTTTGTGGTTCGGTGGAGATCACATAACAGGCCATATTCACGATGAACTCGTGGAAACCACATCTCTCGCTCCATTACAGGCAGCTTCCGTATTCAAAAACATGATGGTAGAAGCCATAGACTCGTTCTTGGCTGATGATCAAATTGAAAATATTTTAGTCCCGTGTAACTACGGAAATCATGGTCGAACCACTAAAGAAAGAAGAGTAGCTACCGGTTGGAGCCACTCTTACGAATGGGCGGTTTACAAAGACGTTCAACATTATTATAAAAATGAACCCAGAGTTAAAATAGAAGCTCCTAAAAGCGCCCACACCATCATTAGTGTTTACGGTTGGAACCTCCATTTTCATCATGGAGATGAAACAAAATACTCTGGTGGAATTGGTGGACTTTCGATTCCCCTTATGAAATATGTTTCTTCCTGGGATACCATCCCTGGTTTAAAAGCTCATTACCACCATATAGGTCATTGGCACACGTTTTTGGATTTAGGACGAGTGATATGTAATGGTTCAGTCATAGGCCATTCGGCTTATGGAACTTCGGTCCGTGCCTCTTATCAAGAACCGGTTCAAGCAAGTTATCTTCTTGATTCTAAACGAGGAAAGTGCCTAGTTTCTCCGATTTGGGTTGACGAAAATCACCCAATTCATAAATGAGGAATGAAAATGACTGCAGTAGTTGGCATTGAATCAGATGGGAAAGTTTGGTTCGGTTCGGACTCTGCTAGTTCCGGAGTGTCGAATTCTACTATTTGTTCTGTTACAAATAAAAAACTTTTTAAAAGAAATGGCTGGCTTGTCGGATTTGCAGGAAATTGGAAATTTGAAACGGCTTTTTTGAATTTTAAACCGTTAGAACCTTTAGGATCGGATGACGATGGTAACATCTTCATGGATTCTTTTCATCGATACATAAAGAGTAATAAATATAATTTAAACGACTGGCAAATAATAGTTGGTAGCAAAGGTCGCATTTGGACCAGTTACAATGATTACCACTTAGAAAGATCCGTAAACTGTTATAATGCAATAGGAATAGCAGACGAAATCTGTTTAGGTTCTTTAGCCTCAACTGTTGGTTTTGATCCTAAGACCCGAATAAAAACTGCATTGAAAGCTGCTTCTATTCACAGCAATGCAGTTCGTCCTCCATTTAAAATAATGTCTGTATAAACTTATAATAAGAAAAAAAAGTATGAATTTAGTTCGTATAGCATATTCAATTATCGCTGCATTATCAGAAAAAGATGCTTTAGTCAAATATCCACAGTATCAAAAAGACATAGAGTATTTTAGTTCTAAAGATCCCACAAAAGGGAAGAATAAATATCTTGAGTGGGAACTTAAAATACTTGAGTCTGGGCAAGCACTTTCTGCTGAAATTGCTGATGTTGTTGAACTTTTCGAGAAATTTGGGAAGAATTTAGAAAAGCGAGATATTTATCAGTATAAATTTAATGAATTTACGGAACTTAGAGACCAGTTATTTGAATTGAAAGATAACCAATCGGGTAGGAAAGATAAAGTTCAAAAACGTTATAAACTAGAAGAAGTTCCTGATTCTGAGAAAATTTTTGAAAATGATGATTTTGAAGTTTTGTGGATAAAAAATAAAGCTGCTTCAATATTCCACGGTCAAGGCTCTAAATGGTGTATAACGATGAAGGGTGCATCATATTATGAGGAGTATCAATTATCAAATTGTGTTTTCTTTTTCGTATTAAACAAAAAATCCGATATTTCGGATCCACTTTATAAAATAGCGATAAGCTATCAAAGAGACGTTGATAATAACACTGAAGAGAAAATATTTTGGAACTCCTATGACAAACAACTTTCTGATTATAAAGTTTCAAAATATTTAGGTGATAGTTTCAATAGTATTATGAATGTTTGCGATCAAAAAGCTAAAGATGCTCCAAAGAGTGCACTTGCAAAATTCGGGTCGGGTGAAGAGTTATCTAAAAAAGAACAAGAAGATCTTGTTAAGAGTGACAATAAGGAAATAAAAAAAGCAATTTCTTCAAATGAAAACTTGACTCCCTATATGATTGAGTTATTATTTGATGAAAACGATGTTAATACTAATATTGGTATTGCTTATAATCACAGCACCCCACCATACATTTTGGAAAAACTTTCAAACTCCGAAGATTATGACGTTCTTTCAGGTGTTGTTCGCAACCCAAATACGGATGCTAATACTTTAGAAAAATTTTCAAATCATGAAAGTGCAGAGATTCGTGCTTTTTTGGGTACTAATACTAATTTACCACGGAGTATTATCGAAAAATTATCAACTGACAAAGACCTTGAAGTTCGATCAGTTATAGCATCTAATCCTTTGACTCCTGTTGAAATTCTTGAAAATTTATTGGACGATGATCATGAAGTTCTTGCAAGTTTGGCTAGTAATAAAAATATAACACCCGGAATTATTGAAGCACTTTCAGAAAGTCATAACAAAGAAGTTTTGAACGCTTTAGGTGCAAATAAAAAAGTTTCTTCAGAAATTCTTATTCTTTTGGCAAGAAAAAAAGATCCCCATATTCAAAGAGGCATTGCTCGCAATTCAAATATTAATAATGAAATCGCAAATGAAATCATTGAATATGGAGATCATCATTCAATAACTTCTTTGCTCAATAACCCGAAAATTCCCGTCGAAATAATTGAAAGTTTTTCGGATACTGAAGACCCAGAGTTCATTAAGTCTATCTCCAGCAATCCAAAAAGTCCTCCTGAAGTACTCCATAAATTTTCAAAAACTGGTGATTTCATAACATTAGTATGGCTTTGTGGCAACCCAAACACACCTTTAAAAACACTTGAAGAAATTTCAGAAAATGAAAACGAGGAACTAAGAGGATATGCAGATAAAGCCCTTAAAAGAAGAAAGTCATCTTCTGTTGCGAGTATTTCATTGAATATGAATTTCTCAGATAAAATTTATATTTGGGATAAATATTTAGATTCTATGTCCTTCTAATAAGCTCCTATTAAAGTACAGTTTGCATGAGTAACTTAGCTAAAACTGCTAATTATATTAAAAATCTTGACTCTAAACCTTATAATATCAGTTCTATGGTTTCAGGTCTTATAAATTACTTTGTTGACACTTACTTTTATAAGGTCGATGAAAGAAACAAAAAAGCTCCCCAAAAGTGGTATCCATCGGATCCGGTTAACCACATAAAAGAGATTTGGCTTGAATCTTCTCTTTATAAGTGCACTTCTGTAAATAGAACCTATCCGAGCTGGTCTCGAGCCCTGAATTCTTATTCATTCTATTGCCTTTTCAACGGACCTTCTTCATCTTACGACATTATTCCGTTCATGGACTCTTATGAGTTTTCGGATATGATTAAAAATGATTACAATTTCAGAATTCAATCTGAGCTTTTTGAAATATCTTTAAATCAAAAAATGCTTCTTCCGGCTTTTGGATGTTTTTTCGTCAAATGCCGTAAAACGAATAAGAATTTGACTGTGAACTTGGACTTGTGCTACACAAGCATGAGTTGCAGTGTCTCTGTCATGACGAACCCTGAAAATTCTCAACTTGCTGAGAATTTCTTGGTTGATCTTGACGAGTCTAGAATGGTAAACGATATTTATTATAAGAAATGTTTAACTTATGATCAGGGAATTTTTGGTTTTGGTGAAGTCACCAACACCTCTTGGGACTCCATTATAATGAAGCCTTCTCTGAAGGAAATGATAAGAAATAACACTGTTGAAATATTAAAGAATGCCGATAAATTTCTTGAACTTGGGATGCCGCCTTCCAATAACGTAATGCTCATATCACCTCCCGGTATGGCAAAAACCATGACTTTCCGAGCCATAGACTGTGAAGTCTCGGAAGGCATGACTCGCATATGGTGCACCGGTAAGTCAATAAATCAGGCAGACCATGTGACTTCGCTTTTTGAAGCTGCCAGAGCTTTGACTCCTTGCATAATTTTTATAGAAGATATGGACCTTTTCGGTCAAGATAGATCGAGTTTTGGTGGATCCGGAAGAATTTTGAACGAGTTTTTAGCTTGTTTAGACGGTGCTAGAGAAAACTCTGGTGTGGTTGTTATGGCTTCCACCAATGACGTTTTTTCTATGGATGAAGCCCTTATCAATCGACCTGGAAGATTTGACTCGAAAATTGAAATCCCTCTTCCTGATGCTGTCGACAGAAGAGAAATGATTTCTAAGTTCTTCAAATCATATTGCACTCAGCATGATGATAGTTTTACCGCAGATTCTTTTTCCAACATTATTGAACTCACTGAAGGTTTGACTGGCGACTATATCAAGAGTTTGGTTAAGAATACGATTAAAAATGCTGTGGCTGAAGGAAGAGTTGTTGAGGGCGTATGCTATTTCAGCCTCGACAACATCATAAAAGCAACTAAGCAAATTATTGATAATCATAAAATTGGCCAGATGTCTAAGAAACATCATAAATATCAATCACCTCCAGACAGCATTTTGATAGAATCCAACCAAAGTTCTTTTGTTTGATTAAGCTATTGATAGGAAAGAATTGAAAGGAAACCATGAAATCTTTGATCTCCACTGTTCGCAAACTTGCCAATATGGACCCTCAGTCCGAAGCTGTCACGGATACTGTTCAAGAACTTCAGGAAGAAATTAAAGTTATAAGTGAACAGGCAAGCGAAGCTGAGGAATCTTTCGGTAAAGAGTCGATGAAAGACGACATCGGTTTCATCCACAGCCAAATCGACACTCTCCATAGCGCTTCTACTCACAACGCGAAGATCTATTCGAAGATTTCTTCGATTCTGGAGACTTTGAAGAAAGCAGTAGCCGCGACCGAGAGACGCTCGGACGTCAAAGCTCGTCGCACTTTGGCTTCTTCGGTCCATAAACTTGCTGGAATTTTCCAGCAAGTAGACACCGTTGAGGACCTCGATAAGCCGCTTGAGCAAATTGAGAAAGCTGTTCACTCCGTTTACGGTGATCAGTCGAAGAATTCTACCTATTACTTCGATAGACGTGGAAAAGGTCATCACGGAGAGTGAATTTAGGGTAACCTGATGTTATCAGACGATTTTAAAATGACGTCGGGTCTCGGTTTCCATTTACAGCCTGACGGCCAGTGGGATGTTAAGAATGTACCGGAGAATGTTGTTAGAGATTCAACATTCTCCGGATACTTGAAAATTCAAGGTTATAAATGTCTGGTCTACAATACTCCTGAAGGTGATTCTTGGGCACAAAAAGAAGTTGGGAATTCACAAGTGTCATCCAATAGCTTAGTGTCCAAAAGAATCGCTCAGAAATACCTTTCCGCTAAAGGGAAAGACATTGTAACTCAGGTTAAAGAAAATATAGAGAAAGACTCAATGTCCGAGTGGAATAACTCGGCCAATAAGTTCTTCAGTAAATTCCATAAGTCGTTCGTTCCAAAATTTAACGATGCTTACAATGCTGCGTATAAAACTTATGATTCTTGTTTGAAGCGTTTCCCTAAAGCCGACCATCCGAGAGTCGAAGAATATGAAGCGCTAAAATTAAAGAAAGTTTACGATAGTTATATTGAAAAGGTAAAAGCTGCAAAGCTAGAACTTGATAATGACCTCAATGAAATTTTGAAGGACGTTCTCGAAACGAAAACTTCTTCGGATAAAGGAAATGTCATGAAGCCCTCGCAAGTTGCCACTGAGCTAAGAAAAATTGCTGCCGCTATCGAGGCGTCGAAGACGCCTGATAAGACGAAGGTCGCTTCAGCCATAAAGGGTCTTGTTAAAAAGATCGCTCACAATGATGAATATGTATCTTATGCTAATAACCTTGCTACTAAATTTTTAAATGACTTTGAGGGTGCAGGTTATGCTTTGGAAGCTTTATCAGAGGCTGTTGTGCCATTAAATATGAATTATGTGAGGTCTGAATTCAGTCATCTTGGCGATGATGTTATAAATGAAATTGAAAGTCTTTACATTCGTCAGCAAAATGTTCTAGTAAAAGCTTCATCGGAGTTAATTAATATTGATGGAAAAATTGACGGTCTTTTGTTTAGTGATCCGCAGCTTTGATCCGCAGCTCGGATAAAAGAAACACAATGAGGCCCTCGCAAGTTGCCACTGAGTTAAGAAAAATCGCTGCCGCTATCGAGGCGTCGAAGACGCCTGATAAGGCGAGGGTCGCAAGCGCTATAAAGGGTCTTGTTAAGAAGATCGCCGGAAATTTATTCACCCCAAATGTTGTGAAAATTCGAGAATATATTAGCCAAAAAGATAAATCATTTGATATAATTGATGGATATTTTGAATTCACTCTTCACGATGGAAGAAAATGCACATTTGATGGACGACTCGATAAAAACAACACTGATGGTGTTTTTACCTGTGATGGTGTTGAAATATCTGATGAAAGATGGGGAGATAGTCAGACGTTAGGTTTTCTTGGTGACGAATTTTCTCATCACTATCTAGATTCTTTACTTTGTGATATAATTGAGACTTCTGAAAATTCAGGTTGAGTTTTATCTCCCCAGAACTTTCATGAAGTGGAAAAACCTAAATGTTGGCTTTTTCGAGAATCTTTTTGATATCTCGAAGAGCTTTGATGTGAGAATCCTCAATGACTACGGCTTTCTCAAGAGAGCCGTAGTGCATTTCTAAACAATTTATGAGAAGCTCTTTTATTGCGTTTTCATCCGGAGAATAAGGAATTACTGTTGATGAATGATAAAGACCCTCAAGAACTTTCTCTTTTTCATTAAAAAACTCTTCGATTTTTTCGAGTGGAACTTCTCCACGTCTTATCGCTTTCAACTGTTCTTTATGGAGTTGAAGATTCAAATCTCCAGTTGTGAGAATTTGTTCGGCTTCCAAAACGAGCCTCACAACATGATATCCGAATTTCACGTCAAAACCATATTTGGCTATGCTTTCAGCCCTCTTTGAATTTTCACGAGGACTACCGTTCTTCATTTTGTTGAGTTGAGAATAAGCATATCCCTTTAGCTTGTGGAAACAGCCCTTATGGAGAAACTTATGACGATTCTCACGAACATGTTGTCCTACGGCATTTGAATAAATAACACAGTTATTAGGAACAAAAAGTGAATCTATCATATTAGGATTGTTTTCCATGCAAAGCTGGAAAAACTTCACAATTCCATAAATAGAAAAGTCATATTCTTTATCTTTATTTTTAATATGATGTTCTTGCCAAACGTCAAATCTTTTGGCTTGAGATCCGAATCCGAAGATTTCTCCCGCCAAATGCGGAAAAATCATTTCCTTTTTAGGGATGCAAAAACCATAAATGTCCGTGTCGGAGTCATCGGAGGATACTCCATAGGCGTTACTTCCCATAATGACTTCGTAACACACGGCGTTAGGAAGCCACGGAGGACAAGAAATTTCGGGGTAGATGGATTTTACTAGAGAGGTCATTATTAAATAATAAATACACTGAAATAAAATTTACGTAAGTTTTTCGGATATAGCTTTTAATGCGATTCTAAAAGAGTAAAACTTCTTTCCATCAAATATTATACATGGTTCTTGAACGATTGAATCAGTACCATATATTTCAAGATCCCCAATCTTTCCTTCATAGCTAAAAATATCTAGTTTATAACCTTCGCTTCTATACTCTTTTAGATTATCAAGAGTCAGATTTTTACCCTTTTCCGACACATAATGTTTGAAATTTTTCCCTACTTCTGCACCAAATCCGTCTAAGTCTGCCATATATTAAATTTACATAAACAAACTAAACTTAGATTTTTTTAATAATTTTTTACATGAAACCAAGCAAGGTTGCATCCGAACTCCGAAAAATAGCGGCAAAGATTCAAAATTCCGTTCGACCTGAACGGGGTGTTGTCGCACAAGAGCTAAAGAAGATAATTAGGTCAATCACGGCTTCAGAGACTGTGTTGAATATTTCTAATTTCAACACTTCCATAATCGAAGAATGCCCTGTTGACATGGGAACTGTTTCGAATTATCCAGAAATTACCATCGAGTATGGACTGAGGAACGCCTTAAGTAATAGAATGGTAGTTGATGGGGAAGGTTTATACGAAGCTGGTTGGGGTTCGGTTTGGGTAAACTCTGAATCTCCAGTTTGGCTTGTTGAAAAGTCACCTAGGGGCGTAAAAATTTACGCCGGTATGAGTGAGCAAGACGCCATGGGTCAAGCTCCCGTTTATGAAGGACCAATGAGTGGAGCTACCAGAGCTGTTGCTGAAGAGTTAGCTGCTATAGGATGATTATCCTAAACCACTATTTGTCTAAGTCTTCCATTTCACTGAACTTTAGATAATTAGGTTAAGGCTTCACGAACGTTATCATCTAAAGTTCAGTGTTTGGGTCAAGGTCATATATTTCACCTTGTTGACCTTGACCCGATAGAGGACCAAGTTTTGGTAAAGATTTGAACAAGAACTTTTATAAGAATAGCTTTTAATATAATAGCAGATCAATATTAGACTCTAAGGCGATTTTATGAAGTGAAATCACTCAACAATAGAAGAATAAAAACCTACAAGTCAAAATTTAATTCGAATTAAAGTATCTCGAACGTCCGTAAGTATGAAGCCTAATAGATTCTCTCCGAGCCACTGATTCGGGTCGAGTGATTTTGGGTCTTCGACCGATAGACCGATACCCCAAATTTTGTCGTATGGGGACGCTTCTACAAGAATTTTTGATCTTGTTGCAAATAACTCTTTAAATAAATCTTGATGTTGGGTAAATTTTAAAATATTACCACGTTCTACAATACGATATTTACATTCATCCCAAACTTTTTGGTTGAAATTTTTGATACTTCGCCCAAGCTTCTTGGCTTCTTTGGGTGTTTTAGACTTCAAGATTTCATTTCGAGTTTCGAAATCTTCAAAAAGTTCGGCCTTATTAAACATCATTAGATGTTCAGCTGTTTGAAATATATTCCCATTATAATGAATTTGGGATGGATACCACTGAGAAAATATCCCATCCCAAAAGAAACAAAGTCCACGCTCTTTATATGTCGACAAGCAGTCTTGCATTAGCATCTGATAGGTTACACTAAAATATTTGAAATTTCCACATTTATTAAATAAATTTTTGATTATTGTTGGAATGAGGAGACCAAATGTCAAGAGAAGCCGACGTACCTCAGATTTATAGAAAAGGATCTTCACCAAACACCAGGGTGGCCATAAGCCAAAAGAATCGCGTTTTTTCTAAGCCTTATACCACTGGAGCCCCTTCTCAGAAACAAGTTGGTGTTCTTTCGACTTTCGACTTTTCGGAAAGTCGTTCAGTCGATCCGGTTCGTGGTGTTGGTTTCGGTGACCGAGTTGTGGAACTCGTTCCTGGTGTTACCGAACCGGCTTCTTTGACCCTCAACCGCACTCTCATGTACACTGCTGGCATAGTCCAGGAACTCGGTTACAGAGGTGGTATTGATGGTCTTGTCCGCTCTCTTCGCCATCACAAATGGCCGTTTGACATCCGCTCGGAGCTTGTGTTCTCGGAGCTTGTGACCGCCATCGATCAGGCGGCGATCTTCAAGAAGACAACTGAGACTGATGGTGCCAATTACGCCATGGTCACATACTTCGAAGCCTGCTGGATAAACAGCTATTCGGTTTCTTTCCCTGGCGATTCTGCCATCGTTTTGGAAGATTGCCAGGCAATGGCAACTGACGTGACGGACGGATTCACGAACTTTGGTAACTCGGTTGATACTTACGGCGATCTCCTTGACGCTGGTAACAACCCGATCATCCAACCCGGTTCTGGATCTCGTCTCTTCACTGTTCCCGGTGGTGGTATTCGTTAATTTTAAATTCGGTCTCCACGGAGTTTCAGGGGCGAAATTATCGCCCCTGAAATCTTTTTGGTGTATTATTTATGATGGGATATAATTTGAATCTAGAAATGATGTTGGGACTTCCAAGTGTTGTTTCATGCCCAAAATGTAAAAATGATGTTAACACTTACGCTGACGATTATGACATTGACGTTGGAAATCCCAATCCAAGTCCTGGTATATGGATACTTTCTTGTGGTTGCGGAACTTGCAACCACAGTTTTAAGCCTGAATTCAAATTAACAGTAACAATTGTAAATCCTATAAGACGCCGCGAAATCATAAAACCAAATGATGAAGATGACGATATTGAACCCGACCAGGGATCTGAACGTTCCATTTATAGGTGGTGATATAATTGTGGGGCCATAAAGTTATGGCCCCACAATTTCTTATCTCAAAATTCGTCGTCGAATACGCCGTCTTCTTCTAGCTCTTCAGTCGAATGTCCAGGCGCTTCCGTTTTTTTCCTTTGACCAGGCGTTATACCTTTTTCTAAAAGTTTTTCCTCTTCAGTCATTTCGTCATTAGCGATCTTTTTTACAAGACCCTTTATGGCTGACGCGACCTTCGTCTTATCAGGCGTCTTCGACGCCTCGATAGCGGCAGCAATTTTACGGAGTTCAGTGGCAACTTGCGAGGGCTTCATTATTTTATCTTTTACATTAAAAACTGATTCAGTTAAGTATAGTGACACATGGCTATAGATAGTGCATTTTTTCAAGAAATAGAAGACAAACTTTCAAACATCGGAAATTCCGATGTTGTTTGGAACAGAAAAATTGCCGGGAAAGTTTTCAAGCTTTCTCCAATTCCTTATTTTTCGCAGTTTAAGATAAACGAGATGATGAACTCTCGTGAACTCGGCGCCAATATTATGATAGAAATTAAGCGCATAACCCTAAGCTACGCAATATCTGGAATTGATAATATAGACTTTCTAAAATTTCGTGATTTCAAACCGTCTTTCCCCCAAAAGTCTAAAGAAGGAAAAACGGTAAGCGTTCCTCTTAATATTATGCTTGAAGGGTATATGAAAAATTGGGGAGCCCAGCTCATAGATGACATATTCACCGTTTACTCAGATCTCATGGAATCACACCAGAAGTCAAATTTAAAAGACATAGAATTCGATAACGTCAAAGACCCTGAAGTTGAACTCTCTGATCTTGAATCTAGAGTCCAAGAACTCAGAAAGAATCTCGGAAAGCCGAAACTTGTTGAAAGTTCCGGGTCTGAAGAGGAGTCTGAATCTTCCGAAGAAGGAGAATCAACTGAGGAAGAAAAAGAAGATTTTGATCCTTTCAAGAGGATAGACCCACCTTCAGAGTATGAAGAGGAGGAAGAAGTCGTTGTGCAAGAGTCACCTTTTAGCGTAAAAGATTTGGAATCTGACGAAGCTCCATTCATTGAAGAGTCTCCCATCCCAGAAGCCAAAAACGTTCCGGTCAGAAATGACGTTTTGGAGCCAAAGGTCAAAGTAAATAACACTCCAGTTTTAGACCCTAACATAACTCATTCTGTTAATCCGAGGTTCAAAAAAGCGTGATCTAAATTGTCAGATAATACAACTAAGAAAATAGTAATATCAGTTCCCGAAACCTACAAAAAGGTATCGGATGATGTATGGAAAGAGTTCGAAGATTTTTTATTCACTGGTTTTTTAACAGCAACTTCAATTGTCAAAAAACATCATTTTGTTTTCAAAACCATAAATCAAAATGAAATTAAATTAATAAGTTATGCAAAACCAGTTCGTTCTTCAAAATTCGAATCAGATACTTCATTTCGAATTCGTTTAATAGCTCACAGCGTTTTCATGATAAATGGTGTGAATGTTCTTTATGAAAGACCAAATCATATAGATAAAATAATCCGAATAATCGGAACTCTTTCCCCAGTTGAACAAAACAGAATAATAGACAATCTTTCTTATCTTAACGAACGTTCTAACAGACTTTTTCCTTTAACCGAGGTTTATACCTATGAAAATCGTTCAAGGTTTAAATGGCTCCATATAATAGGTTCACCAATAAACTCACATTTAAATACAGGTGTTCCAGGAACCGATCATTTAGGTCTTACTTCAACCCAACAAATGTGGGTATCACTCAACCATATAGTAGATACCAAAGAAGAAGTTGAAAGAGATTGGGCTAACGCTAAATTCGTAGGATCTTGCATGGCTGGTGGTAAAGCCATCAAGTCCATTGATGAAAAAGATAAAGGTCGTATAAATAAAGAGAAACAAGAACGAGAAGAACTTAAAATGAAAGTTCTTTATCGTTATTTGAATAAAATCGATAAAGAGGGCGAAGAATATGAGAGCAAAATTTATCTCCCGGATGGTCGTTTAGCCACAGTCGTCAATAAGTTCAAGGCTGAAACTGCTGAAGAACTAGCCGAGCAGCTTTCCTCCGCTCTTTCCGGTGAGAAGGACTATCACGACATGGTGATGGACCAGAAGATGAAGGAAATGGAAGGAAGGTCCAAGGAAATAGATTCCCAAAAGCATAAATTATTCTCTCTCAACCTTGAAAGCCAAGACGGTTCAAGATCTATTGGTAATTCTCAAGCTGCTAAGGAATACATGGAGAGAATTAATAGACTGAAAGAAATAAAGAGAGAGAATTTCAACAAATCACTTGCTGATTTGAGCAACCCCGAAACCTTCGATAAGACTTGAAAATTATAAATGGCAAGCAAAGAAAAAATCAATATAAAAATACCAGTAGTACCCGAATTAGATAAAAGGGCGACTGCTAATACTATTCGTGATCTTAAAAATCTAGAGAAAAATTTACTTAATATAACTGAAGCCTTAAAAGGCATATCTAAAAATTCAGGTCCAGTTATTAGGAACATTCGAAGAGTATCAGATGAAGTCGGAAAGTCTGCTAAAGGTTTAGCTTCAGGTGGTGGAGGTGGTGGTAAAGCTAGAGCCAAAGGTGGCGGTCCCGCTGGTATAGGGTCCGATAAAAACAAAGATAAGTTATCAACTAAGCAAAATAGAAATATAGGACAGCATAACGCTCTTCTACAAAAGCAAATTCGTTCAACTAAAAATATGATACAAGCTCAGGAACGTTATGTTTCTGACTTAAGAAGGACGTTGAAATCTGGTGTTAAAGAGTTAGGGAGTTCACTTCCTAATCTTCTAAGAGATGGTCTCCAAGGTGGTGGTGGAAGAGGATTAAAGAGCGTCATATCGAATCTCACCCGAGGTGCGGGTGGGATGTCAAACATTATAAAGGGTTTTAGAAGCAAGTCACCAATTTCAGCCGGAGGGATAGCTAAGGGAATTGGGGGTGCCGCTAGGGCTGCGGGTGGTGCTGGCGGAGGTGGTGGTGGTGGAGCTGGAGCTGCGAGTGCGGCTGCTGGTGGTGATATGGCTGCCATGGTTGGTGGCCTTTCTGGGAATCTTGCTAAATTTGCCGGAGTCATGGGTATTGCTGTTGCAGCTATTTCTGTTTTTATAAAAGTAATTGAAATGACTTCTCAGGCTTCAGCTAAATTGAATCGTGAGCTTACTGCAGGAACTTCAATAGCTAAAGACGCAGGAGCTGGATCAGAAGCATATAGAAAGAGTTTAGCAAATCTTAGAGAAGGAGTTCGCGCTGCTGATTGGTCCATGAGGGCTTTTGGTGGTAACTCTGAACTCACTTCTAAAATTATCGGAACCTTCGCAAGAGAAACCGGAGGTTCCATACAACAGTTACAAAACGACCTTCATAAAATTGGTGATGGTAATTTAGACGAAGGTATCGAGAAATTAGCAAAATCCGCCATGGTTTTCGGTCAGGCATTAGGTATGTCTGCTGAAGACGCAACTGTTATGATGGGCCATTTAAACCAAGAACTTGGTTATACGAGAGAAGCGTCAATTGATGCTCTTGGTGAAATAGTAAGAGGTGCTGCTGCTGCCAATATGCCAGTTTCCAAATTCATGGGGATTTTCCACAGTGTCATCCCGGATATGGAAACTTACCAAAACAGACTTGAAGAACTTACGGGAACTATTCGTTTACTTTCAAAGACCATGAGTTCTAAAGACGTTAAGAATTTCACAGATTCTTTTTCAGCAAGTTTTAAGGGTATGGACTTCAAACAAAGACTCGGAACCGCTTTAAAAGTTGGTGTTGGAAAAGTCTCTGGTATCCTAGCAAAGGACTTTGACTCTAAAGCTCGCTCTATGGCTAAAAATTTTTCTAAATATGGGGTTAACGAAGAAGATTTTACCAAAGCAATAAAAGGTGGAGAAAAAGCCACTGCTAACATGTTAGCAAAAGCAAGAAAAAATGCTTCCGCTCAAGGTGAAACTATAGATGGTGCACAGATAGGAAGTGCTCAGAAATTAGCTCGCTACGAAGGCGCGAGACAAAAAGGTGATGCTCTTAACATCACTACCGCCATGTCTGGTGCTGGTATGATGGCGAATTATAAGATAATGAAAGAATTATCACAAAGATTTGGAACAGGTTTTGATGGACTACAAGAATATGTTATTAGCAAAGGAATGAGTAATGAACAATATGAAGCTCTAAGAAGTATGGACGAAAATTTAGCAGGTAACACATCTCTCATTAAGGAAACTGGTGGAACTGAAGATAGAACCCTAAATACTGCTCTTGCTGAAATAGTATCTAGAAGAACTAAAAAATCTGTTGACCAACTTACTTTAGACGATATGAAAACAGTTTCCAAAGATGAAATTTTGGAAGCTACTGTTAGGGCGCAAGAACTTTCAAAAGATAACAAGAAAATTTTTGACTTAGGCCAAGAACAATATAACGTAACATCTTCTATCGGCGATAAAATAGATAACGTTATATCTTTCCTTTTAGAACAAATTCTTCGTGTTTTAGATCCTCTTGCAGATTATTTGGATCAATTGGTAGCTGGTGTTTTTGGATTATGGAAAGACGGCGGGCAGAAGCAAGTCAAAAAAGCAGACGAGATAACAGATAATCTAAAGGCTTATGCTGTAAATCGTAATGATCAAACATGGAAAAAAGCTGGTGGTGACCAATTTTTGGATATAGTAAATGCTGAAGTTAAAAAAGGCTCCGCGAAGGGCCATACAGGCGATAAACTAGTTCAGGATCTTTCAAGTTCTTCTTCTTTAAAAGAAACTATAACATCTATGGATCCTAAAGGTTTTAAAAAGGTCATGGAAAATATGGCTAGAGGGTATAAATATACCGGGACTCAATCTAGAGAATATTCTGAAAAAATAAGTAAAGCGCAAATTACCGCTTCAGAAACTGGTGACATAGCACCAGTTTTGAAACTTCTCGATGAGTTAAAAGACTGGGAAGGTAATGGCGGGGTTGGTGAAAACGTTCTTCATCTTTCTGGTAGGATGGCCGAAAGAGGTCTTACTTCACAAGAAGCTAAGGATAAAGCAGCTGGTCTTAAAACTAAAAGAGATCCAGCTGATACGACTCGTTCAAAAACTGCACAGGAAAAAATTGCTGAAACTAACGCTGCTAATGCAAAAAAAATCGTTGACTTATCTAAAGTTAAAAATGTTAGTGATTTAACAGACCAAAGTTTACCAATTAGTGGGGCTCCTTCTGCTGTTCCAGGAGCTGTTACCACCACAAATCCTGCAACTTCTGCTTCAGGTCCAACTAAAGAAGTCGTAAAAACTCAGGAAGATGCAGCCAAAGTTGCTGAAAAAACTCACGAAGAAATTCTTGACTCTACTGAAGCTGCTGTTTCTACAGCTGAAAATGCTGATGATTCAAATAGTTTACTTTCAAAAATAGAAAAGCATCTTTATAAGGGCATTAAGCTCGACCCTCAGTTTACTGAAGGAAAGTATAAGAATGTAATAAAAGAATCTACTTTAGAATCTTTCAGAACTGCTTTATTTGAATTTGCTCTATTAACTGATGCTGCAACAGTTGATAAATGGAAACCACAATTTGAAGAAGGCGGTATAACAAGCGCTGTTGACGCTATGACTATGACCCAAAGTTGGCTTAACGGTAAAGAACAGAAAGAAAGATTTGGAATTAAGGGTGACTGGAAAGGACCATCATTTGATACCGGTGGTTCTGTAAATTACGATCAAGTCGCTAAAGTGCATGCGGGCGAGTATGTTGTTCCGAAGGGTGGTGTGTTAGTAAGTGGTTCTGGTGGTTCTGGTGGTTCTGGTTCCAAAGTTGTTAATGTGAACGCAACCATAAATGTGAATTCTCAAGCTTCAGCGGCTGAAATACGTGACGCTGTTCATAGTCTCTATAAACAACAGTAAAAATGCCCACCATAAAGTTCCCACACGTACCGAATCCTAAGATAAACGACTCTTACGGGTATACCTCTCGTAAGGGTCGTCCGATGTTATTTCAGATACTTAGTCCTGGAACCTTAGAGCCATTATTTGAGGTCTTTTTAGCACTTCACACGAATCCAAATTCTTTAGATGAAAGAATGACTAAATCCATAAGCACTAAAATGTCTTATGGTGCTTTCATAGAGTTCGTTTGGGTGGACGAACTCGACACTATATCGTGCACCGCTTCGACTGGTGCTTTTCTCAACATTTATGGTGGCCTAGCTACTGCTAGCTTTTCGACTCCGAATGGTGTTGATCCGAGCCGTAGAAATACTATGGCTTGGGAAAGAATGGAAGATCTTATAGAACTTTTTAGAGGCAACGGCTGCATATTCAATGATAGAGGACAACCAGTTTTAAGAGGTCGTGTTATGTGCCTCTACGACAGAGGTTCTTTTATAGGACATTTCACAAGTTTCAGTGTTAAAGAGACCGCCACAACTCCTTACGCTTTTGAACTCACTTGGGAGTTCGAAGTAGAAAATACTATTTACACAATTCCAACAAATCAAATAGGAATTTTGGAAACTGGAACGACGGTTCTTCAAGTTCCTTCACGTCCATCTCCGGTCCAACAGGTTGCTGTTGAACCTGAACCTGAACCTGTTCAACAGCAAGCAATATTGGAGAATATAGGTGAGTATAACCCTGACGATGACATAAATGGTGACGTTGAAGATGGTGGAGGAGTTGAAAATGGAAGAGTAAGAGTTCCGCCTCCTATACCAGACTTTGTTCGAAGTGGTGGTGATGACGGTTTAACAGGTTAAAGATGGAATTCTACAATAATTTATCTCAGTATACTTCAAATCTAACAAGATTTTTGAAAGATTCATATGGTCCTGGTAACATTTCATACGACCAGAGAGAAGACGGAAACTACAGAACTCTTACTGGAGCCAAGCAGTTAAAGCCATTTATAATTGGATTTATTCCTCCTGACCAATTAGTTGATTTTATCTTAACTGAAAATATTTATGATAAATTTGGAATTCCTTCTTCTGGTTCTGAAAATTCACAACCTTCTGATATTGGACGTGTTTCGATAGCTTTTACTAGTGGTGAAAGAAAAGATGGTTTACAACCAAAGGTACAAACAAATTTCGGAATTGAAGATTTATCCGCTTTATTTATTAAAATTCTTAAACAAAATGGTTTTAGTAATAATGATATTAATCGTTTAGTTCCTCTTATGATAGGTAACATTAATGCTGAATCTGGTGGCGGTGATAAACCATCAGGAAGATTTGGTTGTCAGAACTTCAATATAGGTGCTGTCCACGCCAGTGGTGGTGGGTCTTTCTCTAATCCAACAAAAGCCCCTGGCCCTTCACCACAAAATGTTCCTGCAAATTGGTCAAAACCGCCGCCTCTTCCGAGTGGTGGGAGTTACTATTTGACTGTTGATAGTGATTCTAACAGTAACTGGTATCCAGTTTATTTCAGATCTTATGGATCCTTAGAAGATGCAGTTGGTTCTTGGCTCCAAAATACTGTTTCTGGATGGCCAGGAATTTTAAATGCCCAAACACCTGAAGAGTACGCAAAAGCTTTAAGACCAGATAAATTTCCGGAGTACCCTGGTAGATTAGGTTCTGACGGAAAAGAATCAAAATATGGTTATTATGAAGCTCCGGTCTCAAGATACATAAGAAATGTTACTGCTGGCGCTGTTCTTGCCCAACAAAAACTTGGTCTTAAGGCATCCCCATCTAATCCGGCTGCTAATTCTAAACCGCCAGAAAAAGGCACGAAGGGCCCCTTACCACCACCTTTCAGTATCATGACTTCAGGTGGAGTCACAGATTTAGAGTCTGATGATCCCTTAGCTGCAACTCCGGGTCGTAATATCCGCAAAGTTCTTGATGGTAGAAAGTATAGGTCAAATCAAGATTATCTGAATGAAGTTAAAGAACAAATTAAAATTTTCCAGTCAACTCCGCCTCTGGCGTTGCTTGTCAATCCCAAAGACTTTGATAAATCTTTCACTCACACAATAGATAAGGCTAAGACGAGAAGAACTACTGTTATTCATAGTTGGCTCGAACAGCCAATGACCATTCAGTGTTCAGGATCGACCGCTGCTTTTTATGCCATGGACGCCGCTGGGAATGGTGGCCTTTCGAATCTCCGGAGGGTTCGAAGTTTAGCGTATCAGAATTTGATGAGTTTGGTTAAAATTTATAAAAATAATGGTTATATATTTGCAGGACCAAAAGCCGGTTCTACAAATTCTGGTATACGACTTATACCAATGAGCATATTCATTTATTATGATGGAAAGATTTACATAGGTTCATTCTTAGATTTTTCAATAACTGACAGTGCGGATAGACCTCATAGTATGGAGTATAGTTTTAAATTCAATGTTATGTACGAAATCGAAGCAAATCAATCTTTACTCCCTTCAATTAGGTGAATCATGAGACAGTCTGCTTTTAAAAACACTTGGGATGCAAATAAAAGACCTTATATAAGAGTCGCAGCTGATGCTTATGTTTCTCTTCAAGGGGAGACTTCTGTTATAGGTTGTGGTGAATGTCAGAAAAAAGTGAATTATAACGATTATATAACTGGCATTACAACTGAAGCTTCAGTAGACTCTCCTCCAGGGAGTGCTTCTTTCAATTTATCTATCCCAGACAATGATGTAAATCAATTTTTCGTTGACGGGCAGCTCATCATCATTCCTATGATGGAAGTTGAAATATATGCTAAAGGATATTATATGGTAGGAGGAATTCCTCAATATTACAAAATTTTTTGGGGCTTGGTGAGTTCTGTATCCCAAAGTTGGAGTAACGGAACTACCACAGTAAGCGTTAGCTGCAAAGACATACTTCGTTGGTGGGAACTCACTAACGTAACTCAAAACCCCGCGTTCCTTTCGGGTTTTGGATCCAGCGCTGGTGGCTATCAATTATTTCAAAACCAGTTCGCCGGACAGAATCCATATACAACCATCATCCAATTAGCACGTGACGCTATGGGTGACTTTTTGCTTTCCACAGGCTCTTTTACTTCTTATCTTCCTGAAAGAGGAGCTGAAGCCGGAATTATTGGTTCTTATTCAAAAGATATGATGGCTTATTGGCAGCTTAAATTTTCAAATATTCAGTCAAATTTAGTTTTATTCGGAACTTCAGGGCAAGCTTATTCCTTCTCTGGTATTCAAGGGACTGTATCTCCGAATCAAATTTCGGCAGAAATATTTAAACAGGAGTATAAGAAACTCCAAAGCAATCAGTCTACGACTTTGCTTTATTCAAATAACAAAGAAGTAGCAACTGCTAAGATTGAACTTTCACGAGCAGGCGATGTTGAGTTCTTTCAGAACGACACTGTTACCAAGCTGTCTCTTGCTTTGCAAGCTAGAGATCAGATAGGTTATGAATTTTATTGTGACACAACAGGCGATATCATATTCAAACCACCATTCTATAATTTAAACACTTTAGCTAATAAGCCTGTCAGCTGGATAAATGATATTGATATATTAGAGGATTCTATTACAGATTCCGAAGCTGAAGTTGTTACTCATGTTACATCTTCTGGTAACGCATTTGGCGGCGTGATGGATAACGGTCTGAATGATGAAATCACTACTCCTCGAACCGGAGTTTACGACTATCATCTTTTGAAGCGGTATGGGTGGAGACGAGCTGACCTTCAGTTAGAATGGGCTGGAAATCCTAGAAAGTTGTTCTTCCATATTTTAGACTGGATGGATAGACTCAATTCCAAACGACAGTATGGAACTGTTACAGTCCCTTTAAGGCCTGAACTTCGAATGGGATTTCCGGTTTGGATTCCCAAATATGATTCTTTCTTTTATATTCAGGGAATATCCCATTCCTATAGCCCTGGTGCTGACGCCACTACTACTTTGACTCTAACTGCCAAAAGGTCAAAATTCATAGCACCAAAAAATATAGGAATTATCAAAAAAACTGGGACTAGAACAGTAACATCAGTTAATGAGAATGGTAAAGCTGGACCTAAGGTTGAAGATGACTCTTATTCTGTGACTTTCCCAGGAGACGTTGGGTCTTCAAGCGGACAGGATCAACTTGTAACTTCAAATGGCGGGCCTGCTATAATTCGTGACCCTAAAACTGGAAAATTATTGGGATATCCAAATGTCGTAATGGTTTATCGTTCGACTTACGACGGAACTGTTCTTGCGAGAGTTCTGGAAGCAAAAGGAAGTTCCAAGTCTAAAAACGCAGGTGGTAAACAAAAAAGTAGTGAAGGAACTCCAAATGATTATAACAACGTCGTTCGGGACGTTCTTAAAGAATTCGTTTATGGGGATAAAGAAAAGCTCATAAGCAGAATCCGTGCTCATCGTTATGAAGCCGGGATGACCAACATGGGAGCTTATGATTATGCTTACGACGAAAGTCGTAAATTTAAAGAACTTACTTTAATTCCTGCAAATTATATAGCTTGGGGAACCGGTACTGATGGCGGGCCTGATAATAATAGAAAGTTGTTTTCAACACCTGATGGACAAATCGCAACTGCTGGTGTTGTAACGTCTGATAAAACAGACCAAGAAAGAAGAAAAGCTTTAGATGTTGAAATAAAGAAGACTTCTGAAGATCTTAAAAAGAAACAAAAAGTTGTAAAGGATTTATCCTCAAAGCTTTCGAAGTTGGAAAAGCAACTTCAAGCTTTGAAGCAAAAACACGGGAAATTAGTCCCTAATCCTAAGAAGCCACCTTCAAAGAATGACTTAACTGATTATATAATTAATAATTTAGAAAATAAAAATGTTGATGCTAAAATTACTACTAGCCTAGAAGAGTATGAAAAACTTGGAGGTGATAACAATCCAAATATCGCTTATATACCTATTGAAGTTTATGAATTTGACGATAGCCCCCCGGAAGAGAAAAAACTAAAAGATATAATAAAATTAACTAAAGCTGAATTTGATAAAGCAACAAAAGAAGCCTCTGAAATTGAGGCAAAAAATAAAGAACTTACATCCCAGAATTCATCACTTTCAATTATACCATCTCTTAACATCTTAGTAAGGCCAGTATCTGATGAATTTGGTTTTGAAGTTATAGGTCATTATCGATATGGAAGAAGCGCTTTTATAGATAGAGGTAAACTTCAGGTAAAAGATGGGGATAAATTAGTAAATCGTCTTACTATTCCATTTTCTCCAACTTCTGGCCTTTTAACAGAACCGTCGAGAATAAATGGGATAGACTCTTTAAATTTTTCTCAGCAATTTGAGGAAATGGTTCCGGAAGATTATATAACAGGTGCATCATTCACTGGAACGACCGGGGATGCCATAAGTGGAATCAAGCTTACTAGCGCTCAGACTTATACTAACTTAGTGAATGCCAATAAAGGCGTTGGTCTTTATATAGAAGCTGATGCCACAAGAAAAGCACGCCAGCTTGAAGAAATGGAACCAACTATCAATAAGGGTGAGTTCTCTGCAGCTTTTGCTGGCAATAAATGTTCTTGTGGTATAGGTAGAACTTCTTGGTATACACTATTACCCAGCACTCTTATAGAGAAAATCATATCGCAGTCTTCAGGAAAATCTGCCGGATCTTCCGATAAAACGGTCACTTCCACCCTTGAAGGATCTCCCGAACTAATATCAAAAGAAGAAGCTCAAAGACAAATTGATGAACTTAATAGTCCTGAGGGTTTGGCGGCCACCACAACCCCTGATACCAAACTCATTTGGGATCAAAAGTATAGCTTATATTCAAGCATCTTGAAAGCAGACCCTAAAAAACCCATCGAGAGAAACGTTCTTCTCACAAATATAACTTCTGATGGGTTTTTTGGTGAACTTGAAAAATTCTTGAAAAATACGTTTATGAAGAATTATGACGAGTATAACTCAAAGAGAGAAGAGAAATTTACTGCTGGGGATTTAGATATCCAGGTTCCATTTGAACCTTACACTCAGGTTGATAATACCTTGCCCGATCCTAAAAATCCCTTGTTTAATAGAGCGTCTTTGGGTGATCCTGACGCCATACGCGCTCTTCAAAATGAAGCGAATTTTCAATTTGGTTTAACCAAAAACGCACTTTCGAACTTTAAAGAGACAACATCATCTGCTCAAGAAAAAGCAAGAACTTCTTTTGATGGTGGAGTTTCGGTAAGAGGTCCTACAGTTCAGGTTACGACAAACCCACCGAGAACTCAGCCGCAGCCTGCGTCTTCTCCGACTTTGGCTGATCCTATAAACCCGACTAAATTTAACTCGGCTGGTAGTAATTTAGAATTCGTTCCTAGAGGTTCTCTATAGAATTTTTACTATCAAGATGTTTAAGGAAAGTGCTATCACATTGGTTTGGTGAGCATAAATAACATATAATTTGTTCAACGCTTTTGTTTATTGGTTTTAGGTTAAGAATCATTTCAATTTCATTATTTTTGATACTGTACATGTGGTTGACTGAATCCATTATAGTTCTTAAATTTATTTCTTCTCCAATTAATGCAATTCCAGACACCCTTGTTTTACTTATATAATTCTTTATTTTTAACGAATTTTCTTCATTCAGATCTAAAGTCAAAAAGAAAAATGAATTTTTATCGAATACAACATTTTTGTTTGTTACCCAAGAAGCATTTTCTATATCCGACCCATCGAGTTTTTCAACTTGTATTAGCATACTAAACTTTACATTGTTCGTATTGTAAGGAATGAAAAAGCCTGTCTATCCGCATCCGGATCCCCGATTTATAGGTGGGCATAAAAGTCAAACCAATGAGGCTCGTGATGCTAAAGCTTATCTTTGGGCTGGCCGAATCACACATATTGACTATGAAACTATGGTCTGTTCAATCAGACTTGATTCCGGATGGGGTGAATATCACGACGTTCCTATAACCGCACCAGGAGGCTCCGGACCGCGTAGCTGGTCCGGAGTAATGCCAGAGAATAATAGCAAAGTTATCCTCGGATGGAAAAAGTTTGGGGACCGCTCTTTTAAACCCTACATAATTGAGTATTTAACTCCGGCCATTTATATGGCCCGAGATTTTGAACCTTTTTCAAGTTTATCACTGGAAGAGGCTAAACTTTTAAAAGATAGATATCCGAGTTTTGACGACGATCCAGGAATTAATTTAGGTATCACAAGACTTAAGAATAGAAAAGTTTACTCTGGAGACTATTTATCTTCCTCAAGCAGCGGATCTGATTTCATACTTGATAGGGACGTTTATTTCACGAACAGATCTGGTGTTGAATTTAGACTTCGTGACTCTGACCAAACTTCCATCCTTCAGACGATAAATGAATTTTCAAGTAATGCCGCTGGCTATTATAGAAGAGGTCTTATAAAGAGAAATGCTTTCAACTTACTTCCTGACCTCTATCCGAGCAATCCTGATGGTTCTATTCCGGATAAAATTAGTCAAGACAATCCTGCGTATTCAACATTATATCAATTTGGTTTAATAAAACAAGATGGAACTCGAAATTTTATTGATGACCCGACTAGTCCTTTTTATCCTCCTGTCGTAACTGCTGATGGTCAGCACATTTCTTACGTAGTTCATGGTGAACCAACTTCCGGTTTTGACTCAAATCCTCTTTGTTATGTTGAAGATAGAAAAGAAATTCGTCATTTGTCTGATGGGGTAATGGCCGTCACAGAAGAAGGTGACGGATTCCAGATTGATCCTCCTTATCCTGTATTCATAGAAGACGTTCACGGAACAATTGTTGGTAACGACTTTCATTCAGAGTCTGGGAGGACACTATATAAACGTGTTCTTTCAATGAAAATATTTAACTCCCCATATCAAAGGTCTTTGTCAAATGGTCCTATTTTTGAAGCCGTAGATACTGTTCAAAATCTTGGGATAATGGATAGTATTTCTTTAGCTAGACTTTATAGAGTTCTTAGTCCAAACAGTTCAAACCAATATGCTTTTGGCGTTACTAAAGAAGGAAAAGTTTTACTTTATATCCCTAAAACTTTAGCTGGAAGCTCTGAACAAAAAGGCAAATCTGTTGAAGCCAGCATAGCTGGCTTAATAAAAATGGTGGTTGGATCTGACCCCAACTCAAGTAACGCTTCAGTTGATGCCAGATTTTTAGGCGGCATGAATATAGAGATAGGAAAACTTGCTGATGGTAATAGCATAAATTTAAAACTTGCTGGAAAGATCAAGAAGACATTTGATGGTGGCGACCCTTCTGGTGTTGCTTCAGATGATACTTATAACGGTTCGGTTTCCACAAAGATTTCCGGATCCGAGTTAAAATATGTAGGTGGTAGTTTTTCTGAAGATATTGGCGGGGAAAAAGCCATAAGAGCGACTTCTTTTTCTTTAAATATAGGGGTCGGTGGAAATAAAAGAGTTGTTGCTGGTGATGAATCTTGCACTGTTTTAGGTAAAACTCAAGAGCAGCTTGCTCAATTAAAAACATCTACCTTTGCACTTGGGAGACAAGTCAATATACTGGCTGGTTTTGATACTACCAACATGCTAGTTGGTTCGTACAGTTATACTGTTGCTGCCGGTTCAATGTCAAATTCAGTTGCTGCCGGTTCAATGTCAAATTCAGTTGCTGCCGGTTCAATGTCAAACACTGTTGGAGCTGGTGTTTACTCGGTGAACGTAACAGCTGGTTCAATATCTTTGAACTGTGCTGCTGGTCCAGTTTCTTTAAATTCTTCGTTAACAAATACTATAACAGCTGGCGTTTCTAACATAATAAAAGCACCTTTCACTCAAATAGGTTTAACTGCTGTCGGTTTTGCAGTTGCTGGAGTTCCCGGTCCTCCAGCTCCTGCTCTAGACTATTTAACTGGTTTACCACTCTTAGGTATTCCAACTATTAATATAGGATAAGCCATGGCAATGGATTTAATAACGCTCAGGAACATCTTTGATATCAATTTATCTTCTAATATTGGTCCTTCAAAAACACAACTTGTAAATGCTCTTGCGAATTCATTATTTATTTACAAGTCTAATCTCATTGTGACTTCAGTTAATGTTGGTACTTTAGGAGCTGGTGTTGGGACCGGATTCGGATTTCCTATTTCTCCTACCTTGATACCAACCATGATATCATTTTTCGTAGCAAATGGACTTATTGGTATAAGCTCACCGAAACTCGCTCTTGAAATATCAAATGGAATAATTCAAGCTTTTGGTGTATCTCAGATATCAACAATATCAGCAGGTGTTGGCGTCGGGACTGGTGTTTCCAGTATAACACCAAATTCTTTAATTTCTGTCCCAGTTTTTACATCTTCTTTTATAAGTTCTGGTATTTCTGGTATTTTTTCATTTCAGCTTGCAAACGCCATTGCTTTATCTTTAGATACAACTCTTCCTCTTACAGTTTCGCCTTTAATAATAGCTGGCCCTCCTAGTCCTTTACCAGGTTCTGGTGGTGGTATAGGTACAATATTTTAACTTTAATTGTAACGTAATTCATGGCTCTTGATGTAAGTGGCTCCTTGTTAGAAGGAATTCGAATAGCCACATCAAACAACCCTCTTACTTACCCTCCTGATAATTTTATATCAGATGATACGGCTTTTGAAGCCAATGAATCCAGATCTGAGTATTTAATATACATAAGCGGAAATCTAAATGATTATGACATAGGGTCCCCAGATCTTAAATTTCTTTGGTCGAGAAACAACAACACAATTCAACGTTTTAGTTGGGATGGTTTTAATAGAAGATGGGGATTAAATCCTGGAACCATTCCCAAAAAACTTGGAAAAATATCAAACGAACCCAGAATTACTGTTCCAGTTCCGGATTTGGATGTAAGCCCAACTGAGTCTAGATATGACCTTTATATTGGTTTGATAAATAGAATTATTACTTTTTCTTATTCTGTTGTGTCGTCGAATGATGAATTCACTATATTATCGAGTGGTCAGGTTCAGATAAGCCGAGAAACTGGTAACCTTAACTTTAGTGAAGATGACCTGAATAACCAAATACTTGTTTCAAACGATTTATATTTATCTGCTCAGACTTTTTACGACAGATCCAGAGTTGATGGGAAAATCGGGTCTTTTCCTATATCCTCTGGAGTTTCATATGATTTATACTTAAATCCTATTCCATCTTCTCATCAAATACCTCAGATAAGAATGGGTAACAAATTACATTTAAAATCAATACAAGTAAACGACGATCAAGCTTTGTATACCCCAAATTCTGGGGAAGTTGTTTTTTCTATAAGTTCCGGGAAAGTTGTTTTTTCCAGTAATGATGTTGGCTCAAATCTTGGTGTAGATGTTTTTTATGATGGCTGTTGTTTAGGTGAACTTTCTCTAAATTCCATCTTGATGGGAGCAACAATTGCTTACCCAACACCTGTTGGGGCTAACGTTGACCTTATAAATGGGTCGAGTGATGATTATTACTGCTTCATAAATTCAAATTCTGGAAGATATTATTTAACTCTAGTTTTTGTTGACTCCATTTCTCAACCCCCAGAAGGTTTTGCCTATATTGATAAAAATAGCGGTAATCTTTATGTAAATCCAAATGATGCCGCCAACTTCCCCTTTCTGGATATTAAACTGGTAAGTAGGAATCTTCTTGTTGACAAAGGAACTTCCGTTAAATTCACAAGAAGTTCTGTAAATGGGATGGGATATCCAAAGGTTAGTGATTTCTATAAAGTGTACTCCGTAGAAGATCAAGTTATAAGTGGAAGTTTAAGCGGATCTCCTTTCCTAATACTTCCAACCGTTCCTATTGATAATGAATTTTTGAATTATAAATGTACGACTCCTTCTGGTAGTGGCGGGTTTTTCTCAGGGAATTTGAAAAATTCAAAAGACCCATTACAAATCGGATATGGATTTTATGTGGATTATAAACT